GCTCCAATAGAAGGAGAAGCTATAACAATCGAAGGTGTAGTAGAGCAAGGAAGAGCGCAAGGTTTTTCTGATACAGCTATCAAAGCAGTATTAATAGGTCGTGGATTCAAAGCCTCTGATATTAATACAGCCTTGGAGGAAGCGCTGAAAAAAGGAGAAACATTACCCGCAGTGTTTAGAACAATACCAGACGGGTTACAGTTCTTTAGGAGTCTACGCTCCAAAATCAACAGGTTTAAAAACACTCCAAATAGAAAAACAAAAGAAAAACCTAGTAATGCTGAGGTAAGGGCTAAGGCTTTAGATATTTTACAAAATACTGAAGAATATAAAAACCTACCAGAAAACCAGCAGAACGAATTAATTCTAGCTATTGATAAATTTGTAGGCAGCAGAGCTAATAAAACAATACAGCGTGAGATAACTCGTGTTAAAAACTTAGTAAAAGGTTTTAAAAAAGGGGTGAAGGATTTAAGAAGCGCACAGATTGAGCTTAAAAATTTCATTCGCACAGTTATGCCTAAATCTCAAGGGTATTCTGAAACAGATATTGCAAATGCAATAAGCATAGTTACTGATGTTAAATCAATAAACGATTTACCAGCAGCAATTGAAAGAGTTATTAAAAAAGTAGAAACTGCAAGAGAAAGAAAGAAGAACTCGTTAATAAGTAAGCTTCAAAAATTTGTATCTTCAAAAGCTAAAGTAATACCTAGAGGCTCAAAAAAAAGAAAATCAAAAGGACTTGATGCTCAAGGGCAACAATTTTTTTCTCAACTAAATCAAATACTAAAAGCTGCATTAGGGTCTAATGCTATAAACAGAATGGCTGTTATAGCAAATGAACTTTCAGACATTGAAAGATACAATGAAATTATTGCTAAAGAGGCTAGAGGAGAAAAGCTTACTGTAAAAGAGTCTAAATATTTAGACAAGTCTATTGCTTTTGAAATGTTTGCAGACATTAAAGACAAATCACTAGAGGAAGTGCAGGATTTATTTGAAGATTTACAATCAGGTGCTGAATCATCAAGGAAGGTTGTAAAGGAAAAAAGAATTAGAAAAGCTGAAAAAGATGCTAGACTACAAGAGCAAGTAACTTCACAAATAGAAAAAGATTTTGGAATCCTTTTTAAAACAGATAAAAATGGGAAAAAAGTTTTAAAAAGTATTAAAGAGATTCGAGCGGATATAAAAGAAATTAACAAGAGCTTTGCTAAATTAAAGATATGGCAAGGGTTAAAAAATTTATATAAATATTATGATTTTACAGTAGGTAAAAATATATCTGCTTTTTTTAGAACTAAAATAGCTCATCTCGGTTCTTTAACAAGAATTTTAGATAATTACTCTTTAACTGGATTTTTTCAAGAACAGGTTTATGACAGGTTAAATATCATGAGCGAGAACTCTTTGAAAGGAAAATTTTATCAGCAAAAAATTATAGATTCTATAGCTGATAGTGTTGAGGGAATAGAAGGAGGATATTCGGGTATATTAAAAAAACTACAGACAATTGGAATCGTAGAAATTACTGAAGGAAACAAAAAAGTAGAGTACACCGCAGACCAAATAATGAGAATGTATGCTTTAAGTCTTAATGACGTACAAAAGAAGCGTTTAGAAAAAGAAGGTATAAAAAACATAAAAGAAATAAAAGATATTCTCGGTCCAGAGCTTGTTTCTTTTACAGATAGAATAGTAGATTACTTGAGTAATGATTACTTTGAAGGATTAAATGATATCTATTCAGATGTAAATGATGCTAACTTAGGTTACATAGAAAACTATTTTCCTACAGCAAGTATATCTGATGCAGACCAGGTTAGTCTTCTAGATGGAGACTTTAATAAAGTTTTAGGTTTAGAAAATGCATCTGCTCTTAAAGAAAGAACAGCAAAAGATTTACCATTAGATTTAGAATTTGGATTTTCATACACTTTAGAAAACTATATAAATTCTATGGAAAGATATAAAGCATATGCGTCTGGAACTAGGGAGCTTAATACTATTTTTAATACAGAGGCTGTTAAAACATTATTAGATAAAAATGTTTTAGATATAGATAATTTAATCAGGTCTAGTATTAATTTTGAAATAAATCCTACATACGGTCTAAGAAATGAAATCAAAGACAGCACTCGTAAAATTTTTAGTTGGTTTACATCGTATGCTTTATCTTTTAAATTTATACAAATACCTAAGCAAATGACATCTTTTGTCAACGCTTTTAATGAGCATCAATTTAGACCTGGAAAATATACTCCAGTAATAGACACGCTTAGCTTCTTGGCAGAATACGCTCTAGTTCTAGCTAATTTCAGAAGTAATTTGAAGAAAATGAAAGAAGTGTCCGCAACTTTTAGAGAAAGATTAGAAAAAGGATTGGAGGGAGATATTCACTCTTTAGAATCTGGTGGATTATTTCAATATCTTCCAGAGACAAGCGCTAAAGCCACTAGGCTAAGAAGAAATTTTAGAAAAGCTGCGGCTTCTCCAACAGTTTTAGGAGATGTGTTGGGAGTTATGGGTTATGTGGCAAACTATAATAGAAATATTAAAAACGGAATGAGTCAAGCAGAAGCATTGAAGGCTTTTAATAATTATAATGCAACTCAACAAAGTAGAAGAAATACAGAAAAAAGTCCTATTCAAAGAGCAAAAGGATATAACAGAGTGTTTACATCTTTTGGAAGCACCTTATTTTTACAAATGAATAGGGTAGCTATGGCTCAAAGAAATATTTTTGCCAAACATTTATTAAAAGGCAAAATGCCCCCAACCAGAGATATTAGAGATTTAGCTCTAAACCTTTCTATTGCTAATGCATTATTTGTTGCAACATCAAATATTGCAAGGCTGTGGGCAGGAGATGATGAAGATAGAAAAGAGGTTTATTTAGCTATTGCAGAGGCTGCTATTGGACTAAACTTATTGTATCAAATTCCTTTATTTGGTGTTGCGGCAGAACAAGTGGTACAAAGAGCTGAAGTTGGTTTAGGGCTAAGAAAAAGAGTAACAACATCTAGTCCGATTGTTAATCCATTTAATGCTTTTTGGTTTAAATTAAACAGGTTTATAAAAGAACCTACTTATTTTAGTGCTATTAAAGGAGTTATAGATGGAGTTTTGGGAGTCCAAACAGACCCAGCTGTAGGTGTTATAAATTTATTTAAAGACATGGAAGCTGATGAAGGAGAAATATATGACTTTATAGGTATTAGCAAATCATATAGACCAAGAGATAAAAAAACACAGGGTCCTCCTCCAGATTAAAAAATAATTTTATATAATAAGTAACACAGTATCGTGTTTATTATTATCGCTATCGTAAAGTTTACTTTAGGGTTTGACATACTTAAAAAGTTTTTTATTATCAAAGGACAGCATCAGCTCTCCTTCTTCTGACCAAGTAGCTCTACCCACAAGTCCTTCTATAGGAAGATAGTATATCCCATCTATACAAGACCATATCATTACAGCGTGAAGACGCTTGTCTCTAAGTTTAATAATCTTTCGAGCCTGAACCATGAGTGGGAACGAATCTTTCATCTCTGTATCCAAAACATTTACCTCTGCATATCCTATGGTAGATTTGTTTTCCCCTATGATTCTGAAGTCTACATCTGCTGGACTAAGCTTCTTATAGCTACCACCTATTCTTCTTAGGTAAAGCTCTACAGCTTTTTTTTCTTTGGTTATATCTTGGTCTTGTTCAAACATTATAAATTCATTAAACAATTAATAGCTGTGTGTCCTCCTAATATCACAGCACAACCTATAGCTTGCTTCTTAAAATGCTTTGCATATGCAGCCGCATATGAGCCGCCGTCTATGCCGCAGCCAACCTGCATACCAAAGATACGAAAGTTTCTACCAACCATCCACTCAGTATACGCTTGAGTGTGGATATGTCCCTGGACTGTAGACATCATATCGTTCTTCGCTTTTGTACGAGCTGTTCCACCTTCGCCGTGAATGTATTGTACATTATCATATACGATACGCTCTACCCAGTTCCATTTTGTTCCCAGCACCTCATTATAAGATTTAATCCATGCGCTCGGAATATCTGATGTCTGTGCCTTACGCATTACCATCCTATCATGGTTTCCAATAATAACATCTGCCACTGGGAATGCTTTCTTCCATTGATTAACCACTTGTATAGCGTGGTAAAGCTCATCTGCCCCTCCTAAGCCATCACTTGATGTCTCATGGTATGAGGTGTAATGATTATCAATTATATCCCCAATAAATACTACTTGATTACATAAATGTTTTGCATACGTTTCCTGGCAAAACTCCAGGTAACCTTCTAGTTCGAATGGAGCGTGTATGTCTCCAACAACTAAGATTCTTCTTTCGTTTGTAGTTAAGTTGTCGTATGCTATTCTTTTATCGCCTTTAAGTCTTGGTCTAAAGTCTTTAGAGTTCATCTTGTACTGATTCTAGTATTAGTTTTAGTTGTTTTATCAGCGATTGAACCTCTATTTTTAAAGAGTCAAAGTCCTTGTCCACTAAGTTCTCGTAGATGTTGTTGGATGCAGAGTGAACCTCATCCATAATAAAGTTAATGTTCTGGATACGTTTATCCTCCAGAGATTTCATACGCTATCATTCGTCCATAGCCTGAATAAGTTTTGTGCCTAATTCAGGGTTAATCTTTTTGATGGCGTAATAGATTTTCCTAGAGTTTCCTTTAATTAACTTTCTTTTTGATTTAGGTGTTTCAATTCCCATGTTAGTATACATATTTGCATCCATTTCTAAAAGTCTGTCCACTTTTTTCTTCGGCGTACATTCAGTACATTCAACAATATTAGGAATATTTTCAATACTAAATTCCATAACATATATTTTAATGGTTTCATAAAGTTATGAAAAATATTTTATATATCGCTGGCTTCTAGTTGTTTGAAGTTTTCATATGTCTGTGGAGCTGTTTGTTTTAGCCTATGCAATAAAAAAGCATATCTACCTTTAAGCCTTCTGTGTTTAGCTTCTAGGTCGTTATAAGCTAATACATAAAACTGTTCTTCAGTTTGTGCAAATCCAAACTCTTCAGGGTGTTGACGTATTTTGTCATTTACCTTTTTATCTAAATTGTTATAAATATTTTTTAGATTGGTATCGTATGTCATCCAATTTTTTAAGCTTCTAATACCATGTAAAACTGTTGCATGATTTTTGTCAACTGTACTTGATATAGCCGCCATAGTCATTCTTGATTTTGTTCTAAGAAGCAGATAGTACATAGCTCTAGCTTCTACATATACTCTCTTTCTTGTTTTTCTTTTTAATTGTAAGTTAAATTCTGATTCTACTAAATTTTTAATTAATTCTACACACATTTTATATGATTTTATTTAAGTTATATAGGTCTAAATATTCATCAGATGTTATCTCAAACAACTGAAAAAAATAAGGGGCTTCGTTTTCTTCATAAATATATCTAAGGGCAAAGTATACTGGATTTCTACCACTCAATACAAATCCAATTATTTGAGAGCGATAATTTTTTCTTTCTAATTTTGGTAAAGCTTTTTGAATTTCAATAATAATCTTTGTTGCTCTGACTGGAGATAAGGTATCTATAGTCTCGATTACTGCTTCATCAAGCTCATAAAATGTATCAGCCCCGGTATATTTCTGTAATAAATCCATGTTTTTTTAATTCTTTTAATCGGTACTCTTGTAGGGAAGAGACCTTACCCTTTTTTGTTTTTATTTCACTAAAGATTACATTACAGTTAGGTGGTATCGCAATAATATCTGGTATACCATTCTTATTTGTTTTAATTAATTTAATTACATAGTAGCCTTCGGCTTCTAATTCTTTAATTCTTTTTGACTGTATCTGTTGTTCAGTCATAGACAGCAAATTTACTAATTTCTTTTATAGGAATCAGTACAGCCATCGAGGTATTATCGTCTCCCATTTCTTTAATGGAACCTTTTATAGCGTACTCTCTTGCTACATCTTTGAGCCTCTGGGTTTCTACTATTAGTATCACTTTGTCTTGATACTCTTTAGAAAATATAAATACCCAGTAGTCTGCCTCTGTGGTTACTATACCTGATGGTTTATTCCTGCTTTTAAATTCAATAGCAATGTTTCCAGTACGACCTATCCAGCTATCTCGTTTTACTTCCAGCTTTTTGTTTGAAAAAATCTCGTGAACAATTCGTTCGCCTTCCTTACCTATCTCTAGGTCATATCTAAAATCGCTATTGTAATCCATTTATTATGCGTGCATAGTAATTAAAATAAATCGGTATTGTTAAAAAACAATATTCTCACTAAGTATATAATACATACAAAGGAAGAGAGATATATAATAAAATTAATAAAATCCATAATCATAAGCTAAGTAAATCCTTTTTAAAATGTGACAAGGTATAATCTTTTTTATTTGTTACAGCCTTGTATATTTTTTTCTCAATACCTCGTTTACTAAATATCCAATACACATTATTTTCTAATCTGTTTTTAGTTGTCATCCTGTCCCTGCTCTGCCAGTAACTGGTAGCACTAAAGTCTATGTTGTAATACACCAAACACTTGGCTTGACGCAAGCTTATTCCTTCTCTCCCGCTCACAATCTGCAAGGCTATGCTCTTGTCTGTTGTATTAAACTCATCTAGTTCTGTGGTTAAATCATCTCCGTAGACCTCTTTTAGAGCCTTCAGCTCTGCTTTAAACTTATAAAAGATACCCACCTTCGCTTTGTAAAAATACTTGTGTATAAACCGAGCTTTTGAATAGTCCAATACTTCTGCGTTTCCACTCTCAAACTTTATAGTTCCAGAATATAGCTGATGAAGTTTCATCATTAATTTTACAGGCGTGTCTGCAAGTATTACTTCACGCTTTCCTTCGATAACTAAATGTTTCTTTAGTTCCTTTGCTAATTCATAGGTTGTCTTTTCCATCTCTACCTCCAAAACTTTCTCTGTAGTCTTTACTTTAAATCCTGCTTCCTTTTGTGAGTAGGCTATCATATATGGTTTCATACTATCCATTATGCTAGGAAGTCCATTTGAATAATCTCTGATACGCAGGCTGTTTATCATACGCTCCGTAATTTTTATATGAGCGTGTGCAAACTTATAAAAGCTACTATACTGTTTGAATGGATTGTTGGGTATGCCATACACTTGATGGTACATTTGACTATACGATTCAGGAGTTGGCGTTCCTGAAAGAAGTATAACTTTAGCTTTGCTTTTTATTATACGCATCTTAACATCCCTTGCTCTCTTACTTGGCTTTGGAAACGCACCCATAGAATGTGCTTCATCCAGTATAATAACATCCCAGTCTAGCTCGTATGATACCTTGTGAAGACTTTCATAATTTATCGTATGCAAATAAAAAGATGGCTCTAGTAGTTCGTAATCTTTCTCAATAGAAGATATTGCTTTTTTCTTAGTCACAAACAATACCTTCTGTGCGTTTACATTACTAGCAATAGATAAAGATGTTAGTGTTTTTCCTGTCCTAACCTCCATAGCTAAGTATACAAAACCACTTATGTTTATAACCTTAGTTGCTTTTTCTACTATAGATTTTTGATAGTCTCTTAGTTGTATCATAAAATTTTAGTTTTGCTCTTAGCGTATTAATCTTTAAAACTTTATCCCATTCTTTTTGAGATGAAAAATAAAAATGCATCTCTTTTAAAATGTCATCTGTAATCTCTTCGGTTGGGTTGTGTATAAAATACGAATTGTTTACATCATCGAAATGTCTCAGTGAAACTTTGTTGATTATAATATCGTAGGAGTTTCTCATAGCTATGTCAATGTGATATTTCAAAATTCAAGTTCTTTTTGTTTTTTAATCTCTTTAAATTTAATCCATCTTCCGATTGAATCTCTACCCTCTTCGGGTAAGAATCCTTCTTTGAATAATCCATAAGCGTTTAACCACTTGTAGAATCTAGTTCTCGATATTGAATACTTCGCTCGTGGCGAATAGTCTGGGTACTCGTGAACGAAGTCCTCGTATAGTTCTTGCTTGTATATCTTTTCTCCTTCGATAAGTCTTCTGTTAGGAATAGTACCCTCAATAAGACCACACCACTCAATAAAATCGTGACAGGTCTCTGCTGATAGTTGTCTTACTTTCAGATTTACAAACTTACTTTGCATGAGTCCTTTATTTAGAAACAGTTGTAAGCACTCAATCATATAGTTGTCAAACTGTAGCCACTCCTCTGTATCCCAATCGCTAAAGAACATCTTACCAAACTCTATGATAGGTGTAAACTCTTTTGTATAGTATTGGTGTAGTTCTAGTTCCCACTTTCTTCGAGCAAAAGAATTACCTGCACCCTTGATTGCATAGTTGGTTGTAATAATTATTTTCGGAGACTTACTGAATGGTATCGTAATCGCATCCTTGTTTTTCTTTTCAAGGGTCATACCTTCTGTCACTACACTGAACAATCTTTCGAAGTCAAAGTATTTTTTTACATCATCAAAACACAGGAGCTGAGTATCTGCTGATACGAGCTGATATGCAAATGCTCTCTCGAACGTAAATGATTTACCATCTATGTTCACTAGCTTTTTCATATGACCTAATGCATTTTTAAACACCCCTTTGCCTGTTCCTCCTTCAGGATTGTCTGATATAATCTCATCATTTAAAATCACAGCAGGGCAGTAGGACATACTCTTGTGTCCATGTAGTAGGAATCCTATGGTTGATTCCATTGATGTGGTTCTGCTACTGTCTCTGTTGCAAATGTTATTGATAAAGCTTTTGTAATCACACTTGGTTACAGGCTCTTCTTTGTAGTTCCTGTCTATGATGTGGTCTTTCCAAACGTAACCACCAAGGTCTAGGTAGTCTATGGTTTTGATTTCATCCTTGGTTATTCTAACTGCACAGTTGTTGTAGTATAGATAACTTGTATCGTGTGTATCCTCAATAAACAGTATATCTATTGTGCTTAACAGACTTAAAAAATCTTCCTTGAAAAATCTAGTCTGGTCTGCAAAGTAATTATATACACTAAAATCATCTTGATTTTTTAGATGCTCAAGGACAAAGTCTTTTATTTCTTTATCGCTAGTGTGGTCTATAAGGTTGTTGGTTACCTTTACAAACACATAATTTTTACTACCCTCTGGACAGTACTTGTAGAATCCATTGTCTTCTAAAAACTCTTTAAATACATAGTGTATTATTTTCACAATACCCTTTTCGTTCTTAGTCCAGAACTTCATCTGCTTGTTCTCATCATCAGCACGCTCTAGTACTGCATCGATTACTTCCTCTTCTATATCAAGTCTTGATAGTTGAGTTCTAATCTCTGATTTGTTTACGCCACGCTTTAGTTTCTGTCTTATCTGAGTTATAGCCTCATCATCCTCGTAGTACTTTGAATTAAACTTAGCCGTGTTCTGATATGCTGAGTTAATAGTTTGCTCTATCTCTGATAAAGTAAAGTCTTTTGACTGGTATTGGTTACATATGTATTGTGCTAGGTTCTTATTTATACCATAATCATTGAATGCCATTGCTAATACATATACATTATGGTTTCTCTGACCTTCTATCATTGGATATTTTTTTTGCCACCACTTAACCAGTATGTCTACAATCTTATTCTCATCTGTGATTGGTATCGTAGGTTGGTCTTTGTTGACAATAACTTCTCTGTACTCTGTCTCCTCTATTGTTTCCCATACAGTAGACTTATCGTTTACATATACAAGAGGGTCATAAGATTCATAACAAACCCTGCTTATGTTTTTACTTGTAGTGTCGAAGTGATTTGAGTTGTAGTAGTTCTCTAGCGATTGAAAGTATTTAACGTGATTCTCAGCATCGTTTGGAATCTTAACCAAAACTTTCAGTCCGTTGCCTGATGGTGATATAAAAACACAGAACGTATACTTATCCTTCATCATCTTCTCCTTGTCTTGTATCATATCCCTTTGCTTGGTGTATCCATCAAAGTCCAAACATATAAGTCCACTATGTTCAAGCAAAGAGTTGTCTGCACGTTTGGAAAACTTACCACTAAAACATATTGATGGTAGTTTCTTTTTAAGTTCGTTACGCTCAGATTTATCTTTTTCTTTTCTTATTTGAGTTACAAGTTCTTTAGACTTGCCATCTCTTATTCTCTCGATAATCTTAGCCACATCTATGTGGAAAGGTGTATCTGTATTCTTTATGTCTTTAAATATTGTGACGATGTGTGTCATTTTGGTGTCGGTTTTATGTCGATTAAAGTCAATGTTTATAAGGTCATGTCGGTTATGTCGATTATTTCTTCGTATATAAGAAAATAAATAATTATAAATAATAAAATATATATAGTATATAGAATTTTAAAAAGAACATAGCACAAAGCCAAAAAAAGGGGAGTAGTTAACTCCCCCTAGTTTGGAGCAAAATCTAAAAGGGTACTTCTGTTTGTGTTTCAGTAGCAGTTTTTGATTTTGGCTCAAAAGTATCTAGTTCTGTGTAATACTTTCCAGACTTAGCTATCTTGGTCTGGGTGTTAACCCATCCATTCTTTGCATTCTTTTTAAGGAATGCAATAAACTCATCGACCTTGTATGATTGGTTTACAATCACAAAGTCGGGAGCGTTCTCATTTCTTTTGCTGATTAATCCATCAGCAAACACTTTTTCTTTTTGGTCTGTCATAATAAAAAATTAAAAATTAAATAGGTGTGTTTATAATATAGTTATCTATATTATCTTTTGAGTCAGGAGCAAACCATTTATTGTAGGATGCTACTGCTTGTCCGACCTTTTCTTCAGCAAGAGTCATTGAGTTCTCGCTGACCGGAAATATTCCTAGGTCATAATATCTTTTTCCATTCCTGTCATACTTCTTAGTCTTTCCTGTGACCAGAAACACAACAGCTTTACCAAATAACTTTTGGTAAATATATGCTTGAGTGTGATAGAAATAATAGGGAGCATTTCTTACAAACTTAAAAACATCTGAAGACGTTTTCAAATCAATTACATAATCCTTGGTAAGGATGTCAGCCTTACCTTTCCACATTGCTCCCATTATCTCTCCGATTGCAGGTACTTCATACTCAGCAGTCGGGTCATTAATCAAATCAAAAAAAGGTAAACTCTCTAGTGTAAAATCCACCATATCTTTAATGCCCTCAGCATCTTTTGTCAGAAGAGCGTAGTCTAATTTATTGTCAGCCACATACTCTTTGTACACCTTAGTACTTCTTGATGTGGTATCTACAATATGAAAGTCCTTAGCCTTCTCAGGTTCGAGTATCAGTTGATGGAAGTATCTACCCTTTACAAAGTGTTCTCCATCCTTCTGAGGTGCTTGAAATTGCCTTGGCTCAGTTGTAAGTGCCTCGATGTTTGAGTTGGATAGGTAGTTTAAACCTATACCATTGTAATACTCATTGTCATCCTTTAGCTTTTTTAGAATCTGCTTTTCGTTCATCTTCTAGTTGTTTTATGATTGGTTCATATTCTTTAAATCTCTTAACTATTTCTAGTAAGCTTATCACGATTTGTCGTGTCTGCCCTAGTTCGTTAATTATCTGTTGCATCACACGAGTTTGAGACTCGACCTTGTTCTGCATTTCGATTAGCTTACTTTCCTTCATAAGCTTTTTTAACGGCAGTCTTATCTTTCGCCCGAAGAGTTCCGTATTTCTGGTCTTCAAAGGTTTTAATAATTTGCTCTAGAGTCATGGTATCTTTCTTGGATGCGATATACTTTAGTGCTTTCGCCCAATTGTCTGTGTCCAAGATGTACTCCTTTGGTTTGCTAGTATCAGTCTTCTCGTTCTCGATTGCATTAACTACCTCCTCATAGGAAGCAATACTACCATCGCTACCTATACCTAGCAGTCCTAATGCACGACCTACTGCTGATGTCTCGCAGTTCTCAACGTGGTTTCGTTGGTTGATTCTACTTCCATCTTGCTTTTCAAAAGCATGACCAACAGAAGCTACTCGCCCATCGGGATATGATATGGTTGCTTTCATCAGCACCCAAGACATATCATCTGCACATTGAATGATGTCACAGTCTTCTGACCAGTCTTTATATTTCTCTTGTGAACGGAAATAGTTTACTCTTGTGTGTACCTCAGCGTATTCTTTACCACCTTGTACCTTTATTGTTTTAAGTTGATTTGTCATAATTAAAATATTCTATTTTTTTCTCCTAATCTTCTGTTATATAATTCCACTATACTTCTTGCAGTATCATCTGAGTTTGGATAAATCATCAGCTTGTATTTTTGTAATTGCCTTTTGAATCTTTTAATATCAAAGTTCTCATTACTCTTTACTACTTTACTAAACGCTCGTGCAAACTTGGTTGTTTGTGAATACATTGGAATGTATGGTTCAAGTCCTACAATCATATCCGTTAACATTACACCTTTGTCCATATTGATTTTAAAAATACCTTCTCTGATTCCTTTAGCTGAAGATTGAGACGTACTATCTGAATATAAATCAAGGAGTGTTCCTGTTGATAGTTTGGTATCATTATTCTCTATTACTTCTCTAATAAGTTTGTAGTGATTATTACCTCTTTCAGCATAATGATTTATGTAATCCATAATAGACCATCCTTTTCTTATAATGTTTACAGGGATGATACTATCTGATGATGCACCTATTTTTATCTTAGCAACGATATGTTCGCCCATTCTTTTTAGTGCCTCGAATCTATGCTGACCATCTATAATATAATAGTCTTCATTGATTGTTATCTCTTCTAACAGTCCTATCTCTGAGATAGATGCTATTAGTTTTCTAACGTGCGATTCTACAATACTTCTGTTGGTGTTGAAGAATCTGAATCGATTGTAATCTAGGGTCCTTACAAATTTAGTTTTCATGTTGATTTAATTTTTGAGTTATTTTATAATATTTATTTAAGGTTACCTTTCTTGTTTCTTTTAAGAAAGAAATATACTTGGAGTTGTTTCTACCATTGATTTCGTTTTTCATTTTTTCTTCAACAGTATCAAGTCTCTCCTTATATTTTTTAAGTGTCATCTTACAGACACCTACTACCCACCCAAACTCAAAGAAGATATTATACTCATCCTCATCTAGTTCTTTGTAGTAGTCTCCACCTCTCGCAGTATTAAATATCTGTACTGTGTTGTCGTTGTGGTTTCGTACTATTTTGATTCCATAAGACATCCTCGCATCGTATTCATTACCATCAAGGTTTGTAGTTGCATGGTCTTCTACTGCTTGTTCGTAAACATCATGTAGTTCATTATACATCAGCAGTAATAACTTCAAGGCGAGGAATAATTCGTTTGTAATCCTCGCTCTGTTCAATCTTCTCATTCATCTTCTGTATACCTCTTAGGATATTAGAGTGATGGATGTTGTAGTTGTTCTTCTCTAAAAATCTTTGGATAGATGCAACAGGTATGCCCCTCTTATTACAAAGATAAAAGAAGAGTTGTCTCTGCTCTAGACTATCATAGTCTCTTGCTCCAGAAAATAATTCGCTCTGGCTTATACCAAAAAATTGAGTGATGTTGTCTATGTAAGACTGAAAGATTTGTCTCTTATTCATTTTAAAAAGATTTTATTAGCAAGTGCCACCATATCTATAATGTTCTCTTGCTTTGGGTTACGTTCCCTGTAGGGAGTTTTAGTTTGGATTTGAAACTGTTTAGCTTGATAGTCATCATCAAGAAAGTTATTAAACAGTTGGTCTTCTGAAAGTGTTGGCATAATATATAAGTTTTATGTTTACTCAAAGGTAACACATCTTCTGCACACCACCAAACTTTTATGCAAAAAAAAAGGGAGACATTTCTGCCTCCCTAATTAATTAACTTCAAACTTTATGAACACTCTTATTTATGCTAATGTAATTAATATTCTTGAACAATCAAAATTTTCTCTGACAAATCTACAGGTTCTTCTAAGTTCTGATGGTAATACCACCCACTATCATAACTTTCATCAATCCTCGTGTAGTTTTCAGCAAGTCTGTATACATCTACACCATCCTGTGTCTGTCCATGAGCATCCCATTTAGGGATATCAAATCTTTCATGGGAATATTGAGTTCCATTTTTATATACAATCTCTCCTCCCCATCCTTGTTCTTCTTCATAATAAAAAACCATATTAGGAAAGTGTTTGGCAAGTTTATCAAGAACATCATCACTAAGTGTGTCCCATGCAGTTGTAAAGTTTATTTGGTCTCCTTCTACATCTTGGTCGTAGCATCCCCATTTAGTTCCCCAATTGTTGCAGTTCCAAGCATACCAATTTTCTTCTTGGTCTGTTGGTCTTGGCATGACTAACATAGCTAGTCCACCATTCAAGTGTTCTGACTGCTCGTGTAATACTTTAGCAGTCAAAGGCTTGTCTGTATGTAAAACATTATAAACGTGATTAGGCATTGTCTTTTATTTTAAGGTTATTAAAATCTTTCGCTTGGTCTAGGGTATCAAAATCTTGATACCCACCTCTAAGTCCATTGCAGTCTGACCACAATACTCTAAACTTATTGGTTATTGTTTCTGTTATTTTTGTTCTCATAATTAAAATTTATTAAAGTGTGTTAATGCTCTCCATTTTGAGCCGACTGCTCTTACTTGATAAAATGGTGGTTCTAATTCTTTTATGTCGTAAAGGAATTGTTTTGTGTAACTGCACCATTCTATGCTTATAATCTTAGATTTTACTCCAAGATGATAAACAATATCTCCAATATCTGCTTTAAAATTTTTCATGATTAAAATTTATTAAAGTGTGTAACATCGTTTTCTGTAAACCATCCATCACATCCTGTGCAATGGTAGTTGTTGAATCCATCATACTCTAGGTCGTGGAAACAATCTATGCATATTGGAGACTCATCCTCCAATGGCACATCATCAAAGCTAAACTGATTGCAAGATGGCAATACCTCTTCCTCTCTTTCGAATAGGTATGAGCGTAATGGTGCTTGACTATATGACTCGTGGTATACCTCTCCCTCGCTCGTATGAGTTCGGTTGAAGTATATCCAACAAGTGTATCGCTTACCCTTGGCAAGAATCTCTGTCTGCTTTCGCTCGTAGAAGTTGGGATGTCCCTCAAGACTGTCTAAATCTCTTAGCGTATCGTTTGATACACTAAAGATATCTACCTCTACATTGTATCCCTTACCCTCTCTCTCGATGAGATACGGAAGTCCTTTGATAACAAGAGGATATTTGTTAGCAGTCACACCACTAGCGATGTGGTTTGAAGTTCTAAGATAGCGTTGGTAGTTTGAGTATCCTTTCTTTAGAGTTCCGTAGACTGCTACAAGATTGTCTTGTAGTACGTTGGTCTTGGAATACCATACTCCATCTCTGTGAGTGTAGAGATGCTTGTTGTAAATCTGAAACGAACGAGTTCTAGTATTGATTGTAACGAATCGACAATCATACTTGGCTAGTGATTTTTTCCAAGTCTGTCTCGGCACAAGTCCTAGCTTGTTAGCTAGTACCTTACTATCACACATCTTGTCATTGCCAAGTCCCTTGATAGTTCCGTTCATCATCAGCAGTTCATCAGAGTTGTTACCACATACAAATGGATGTGTGTTGTCTCTGTTTATTGCACCAACAGTTGCATACCTAAAGTGTGCAATGAATGGTCTGTCTGTGTTTAGAAGTTTATACTCTTTTGATTTGTGGTACGATACCTTATAGGTATCTAACCAAACAATGCCTAGTCCGTGGGGATTAATCCTCGCTGAGTTCTTGAGGATGTCCATTGGAATGGCATTGGTCTTTTGTTTGATAATAATAATACACATAGTTTTATGTTTGTGAGGAGTGCATTGGTCTACACTGACCTCGATTAATAATCACAAAGATAACACATTATTCGCACATAACCAAATTTATTTTGTGTTTTTTGAGTGTCGTTGTGACGACACTATTGTGAGTGTCGTTGGCGACACTATCGCATAAAAAAAGGGAGACATTTCTGCCTCCCCATCACTAAAAAAACAAAACAAAACATCAGGATAATCCCAAATACCTTGCTACTACATATAACCCTATCATTAGTGTCATCTGTACTCCCATCATTATTGCACCCATCTTTAGAATGGTTGTGTCTGATGTTCTCGCTTTCTCTTCGTTTATGGCTTGACCTACATTCCAATAGGTTCTGCCTTGGTAATGAACAGGTCTTACATAAGTTTTTCCGTTCACTTTCTTTCTTGATTTGATTAATAAATCTTGGAGTTGTTTGTCCTCGATTTTGTTGGCTAAATAATCAGTTTCAAAATTCATAATATATAGTTTAGTTAAACGATTTTAATCCTAATCGTTATAAGGAGTTTTAAATCGATAAGTCCGGAATGTTTCAGCTATCGATTTATTGAAATCTCGTACACGCTTTCTGTATTTTTCATCGGTACAAAATTTCTTCATGGCATGAACGCTAGTCTGTCCATGGTCACTTCCATAAGTCTCTTCGAATTGTGCTATCTGCTTTAGCTTTGCATCTAGCGTTTTTTTGTTTAGTTCCATAGGTTTTGCAAGTTATATAAATTATTTATTATTCAAGTTATTATTTATCAACAGGTTAGTTTTTTGCCCTGTCTCTTTTTCTACCTGTCGAGACAATTTACCCCACTTTTTTTGCAGGGTAATTGCTCGTTCCCATCTAGCTTTACTGCTCATAGTAATGGGATTAACTGTTCAACATCAGTCAAGTTATAATGCTTGACCTTCACTTTATTCCAGCCATTGCTGGGAATTGATATGCCATAGTTCTTTCTCACGCTGGTGAGAGCCGATTGTATCGCATTGTCGTTGGTATGATACCATCTCACTCTGCCATTGGCAGTAGTTCTAACACCCTTTCGAGTGCGTTTAAGGAATCCTATGCCTAGGCTATCAGCAAAGGCTATGAATCCATCGTTAAGGTACACATTAGTGTACGCATAGACTGAGTACTTTTTTCGTGTCAGTCTTTCGGTTAAATCTAACTGTGTCATAGTATTAATAATATTTGTTAAAAATAGATTTGATTTGACTAAGTATTGCTATCTGTTCTGATTCAGAATAGGCTTTACTTCTCATCTCCTCATTGAGATTATCTATAAGTTCTTCAGCACGTTCTTGTGCTATCTCTCTTCTTTTTTTATCTCGTTCTGCATATTTACATTCGTAGTTTACACTCATAATATTTAATTTAAATTAATGTTTCTGTTTCGACCTTTTAGTCTCATCAGCATAGGCACACACCTATGGACAGAGGATAGTGTCCACAATGGACACCACCCTTTGCTTACATCATCGGATAAACTCCTCGATGCTATTAGATATTGTACCATCCTTGACAAACTTGTAGAAGTCTTTCGCAAGGCTTAGTATCATATCAGTCTTGGTAGTATCTCCCTCGTACATAGAGAGGATAGTAGGCTTTACCTTATTGAGTAAAGTACTGAATCTACCATTGGGTTTAGTGATGCTGAAATCAACAATCTGATACATCAGTTCGTATCTTCTGAACATCTGCTTGTAGCTAGTAATACGATTAGGTACTCTAAACTCTAGGCAGTTATTCTTAGCTAACGCGATTTGATACTTTCTATCCCATCCATTGAAATGAGATAGTCTCTCTCCATTGTTGTCAGCATATGGTTGCATCCGTAGGTTGTTTCGCACATACCCATTCTTTAGTCTCTTACGGAATAAGGCTAGTAAGATAGATGCATTGAGTCTAACTTTCTCGTTTAACTCTTGTCCACACAAACCATTCACACCAATAGTGATGTGACCACCACATCGCATTGTACTTGGACTTTTATCATCATCCATAATACCCTTGGCTTTAAAAATCATATCGAAGATTTTATTCCTCCATTGGCTAGGAGGAAGTAAAGGTAGTATGTTAGTCACAGCCTCCACACCACAACTACCATCACGCTCGTAGCCTTGGATTAGAGCGTACTCCTTACGTTGTCCTCTACCAAATGTAGATTTCTCAATCTCGAATCCAATAGTGTACTTACTGCGATAGTTAGCTATCCTTGTTCTACGACCTAGTACAACTGAAATTCCAGATTGGTCTAGTACTTTGGATTTGATGTTCTTCACATCAATCTCAGTAGCACCATAGCTATGGTCTAGTACACTAGGTTTGCCATGGTAACTATTCATGCGAGAACGTGACTGTTCTCCTGTTACTGTATATGTTATACCTTTTTTCATAATGTTTGAAGTTATTTTAGGTTATTGTAATTGTTCAGTTAGAAATGCTATTGCACTACGGATATCATCAGCACTATTGGTAGTAACTAATCCTTCGCTATGACTGTATCGTACAGACACGTTACCACTATCACGTTTGAAAGACAAAGTAAAAATGGTATCGCTAGTAGTCTCAGTAGCATCCTCAGTAGTATCCTCATTGACACTATCATCAGCAGTAGTGTCGTTAACGACACTATCAGAAGTAGCTTGTAAATCAGCTACGTTCACATCTTCATCCTCAGCATAAGCCTTAGCAAATTGGTTTAATGCATCAATAGATATTTCTACCTTTTCTCCTGCATCCTGCAAATGCTTACATTGGTTTTCGAAGATTTGGACCACATCCTCAGCTACGTTACTAGCCTTGATGCATCTGTACATTCTTGATTTTGATAATTCGAATACTTTATCAGCTAATTCATCAATTGTCCATACAATACCTTGCTCAGCAAATAGTAATTGTGTCTCAGGCTTATCAAACCATTCTTTACCTTGTCTCATCAAGGTAGCCATCTCTAAAGATTTTCTGAATTTAGTACGTTCAGCAGTCTTGATAGATTTCTGTAAGGATTTAACCTTAGTCAATTGTAGCCCTTGTTTGACTACATCCGAGCTTAGTAGCCCTGTCTCAATTTCTAGTAGATTTCTCATTTTAATCTAGTTTTAGTGTTTATCGATGCACATCTCTTGTGCATTACTTATGTAAATATAGTGTAAAGTATTGATATTACCATAGGTTTTTCGGGAAAATTAGCTACGATACTAATCTTTCGTGTGCAATCTACTGCAATAGGCTATGGATAAAGGGATTAGAATAGCATTGAATACATAGTTTTGTTTTGGATGTTGTTTAACTGGAGAGATGTTAACGGATGTTTCTTTGTCTGTAAAACAAACGTGAAACGTACGTTCCTCCTAGGCTAGGCTAGACACAATGTAGTCTAGGCTTAGGTAGCTAGGAAAAACGGCAAAAAATCTAGACTGCAATAGCTAAATCGATATGGGGGATAGCAAAAAAAAATCGGCTTTCGGTTTGGGCGCGGCGGCCGTGCGCGCATAGAGAACCCAAACACTCTATGTATCTAATATTTTTTATTACCTTTGTATATGGAATTAGAAATTCACAACAGACTTAAAATAGGATTTGCATTAGGCTGGTCTTATTACCCTAAAGACAGGGATTTTAATTATTCTGAAGTGACAATCTATTTAGGATTAATAAGTTTAAAAATAATGTATTGATATGCACGGACTAACTATTAAGAATGGTAGACTTATAAATGAGAGACCTGATGGTATGACAGGCATCCAACAAGCTGCCAATATGAAAAGAATTATTAAAGAGGACCGCAAGATTAAGATGGTTGCAGATGGAATCGAAAGAGCGGAATCTATGAAGAAATTTAGAGGACTTCTCTAAATGTTTAGTTTTATGTTTGGTCAATGATAAGGTAGCTTCGGCTACCTTTTCTATTTCTGGCACTGTAGGGGGTACATTAGACTTCAGCCAAACAGACTACAATTATACTATTTGTGTCGTTTTTTTATTATTAGTGTCGATAGTGTGTCGATTTTACGACGGTTAGTTTACTGATTATCAGAGCCATGTCGATTATGTCGATTTTATCTTTATATTATAATAATAATAATAATAATAATAATAATAAATATATATATATATATAAAGGGAAATTTTTTTCGACATTTTTATTTTTTGATAAAATGTTATAGCTTTGGTATAAATTCAATTTAATTATGGAACAAGGAGGATACACACCAAAGGAGTTACACTTTGCTAAGGAGGGGCAGTCAAAACTTATTAGAGGTATAACCAAGATGGCTGATGCTGTAAAGAGTACGCTAGGTCCAATGGGTAATACTGTTATTATAGAATCACCAGAGCATACGCATGGTATTACTGTGACTAAGGATGGTGTTACTGTAGCAAAGTCTATTAGTCTTATAGACCCAGTAGAAAATTTAGCGGTACGCATGATGCGTGAGGCGGCTGACCGAACGGCGACCCTTGCGGGTGATGGTACTACTACAGCGATAGTACTGACAGAGGCGTTAGTACGCTCGGGTATGGAGTTAATAAAAGAAGAGCATAATAAGACTGAAATATTGCGTGAACTTTTATCTGTGACGAAAGAGCTTATAAAGAAATTAAAGAAGAATAGTCGAAAGGTTACTAAGAAGATGCTGACTGATGTGGCGACTATATCCGCCAACAACGATGCTACTATTGGTAAAATTATTGCCGACACTTATAATAAGGTTGGAGAGAATGGGATTGTGACAGTGGAGCGGTCTCAGACTTCAGATACTTATAGTGAGACCACTGATGGACTCAAGATAGATAGAGGGTATAGCTCGAACTTGTTTGTAAATAATCAGAAGAAGGATGAGTGTATACTGGAGGATGTGCATATACTTGTATCGGATGCGGAGATAACAAACCTGCTCACGATAGAGAACGTACTCAAGCCAATTATCCAAGAAGGAAAAAAAATATTAATAGTAGCGCCTTGTTCTACAAACGTCATAAACACCCTTGCGGCGAATGTGATGAAGAACAACTTGAAAATTTGTAACATAACTCCACCCTCCTTTGGTTACAAACAACATGAACTTATGCAGGACATTGCCCTGACAGTTGGTGCTACTTATTTTTCAGAGAAGACAGGAGACGATTTGAGTATCGTGGAGTTTAAAGACCTCGGCCATGCGGCTAAGGTTATTGTAGGAAAAGATTCTACTATAGTAATAAAAGATAATAAAGAAACCGAAGATAAAGTTCATGAGCGGGTTAATCAATTGTGGGAGGCTCATGACCTTGCCAACAAGAAGCCAGATAAGGATTTTATATTGTCGAGAATTGCATCGCTTACAGGCGGAATAGGTGTTATATATGTTGGCGGTAACACCGACCTAGAGCAGAAAGAGCTTTATGACAGAGTTGATGACGCTGTCTGTGCGGTGCGCTCGGCTTTATTAGAAGGTATACTTCCTGGTGGAGGACTGGCGTTGTATGATTATTACTTATATTATCATGACATGGCCACATACTTTAAATATTCAGAATCGAAAAAAATTGCTTGCGCAATTTTGGCGGACGCGCTTCGCGCGCCAATATCTCAAATTCTTTCGAATGCAGGATTATATTTAGATGATATATATAATATCAATAACAACGAAAGCCATCTACCAAATAGAGGTTATGATGTAAAGAACGGAGTGCATGGTGATATGTACAAAATGGGAATTATAGACCCAATGAAAGTAACTAAGAGCGCACTACAAAATGCTGTATCGGTAGCTATAACAATTTTATCTACTAACGCTATAGTTACTATGGCACGAAGCTATGAGCAAAAATGAGTTGGGAAGAGATAATAGCGGGAATATTTTGTTGGGAGCTTTTAAAGTATATTATTGTTAAGTGGTGGTACGAAATATTTAAAAACCAATGAAACCAATAGGAACAAACATTGTAATTAAAACCATAGAAGAAGAGATTAAAACTTCTTCAGGGCTATTGTTATCTTCAGAAGATGCAAACCAGCTAAGATACAAAAAAGGAAAAGTAGTAAAACCAGGAACAGATGTTACTGTGATATCAGAAGGAGATGAAATATATTATGATAAGAGAGCTGGATATACTATGCTCATCAATGAAGAACCTTACACGATTATTTCTCAGAACGATGTCGTTGTTGTTTTATAAACTTGTTCATTTCTATTATCATGTTGCGATACACTTTATCGGAGTATGATACGTTTTTAGCAAATAAGGGATTTGAAGTTTGAGATGTGGGTATTTCTTTACCCTCTAGCTTATCATATATAGATTTTATAACACGCTTTGTTTTATAAGATAGACAGTATACTGCTCTTCTTCCTCGGTGACCTTTACGAAAGACTTCTATCCAACCTTCTTGTCTTAGTTTTTCAAATCTATTTTTATTCCAATTCAAAAGTTGATTGAACTCTTGGAACCTTCCTTTGTCGAAATATTGCTCCGACCTTAAAAAAAGAAGCATATCTAGCTCTTGAGCATTTAGACCATACTTAGCCTTAATAAAGTATCGCACTACTCTCCAGTACTTTAGGTAATCAGATTGCATTGAATTTTATTTAGTAAATTTGTACAAAGATATTTATAAAATGGCTGTAGAAAAAAGTACCGAAAAAGAAATTAGACATTACGCAGGAGCGGCTGGAATTTTTTTAGTTGTAGTTGGATTGTTATTATTCTTATCTTACAACAAAATACCATCCGATAACAAAGATTTATTTGTTAGTATCGTAGGGGTTATATCTGGCTCATTATCAGTAATTTTATTTACTATTATAGGTAGAAACCCTAACGAAGTTCAAGAGCTTAAAAATGCAAATGAAAAACTTGAAGGACAAGTTGCTCAGTTAATTCAGCAAAAAGATGAGCTAGAAGGAATGCTTATCGAAATGCAAAAGGAAATCGTAGACAAGCTTTCTATTGCAGGAGTATATTTTGAATTGAAAAAAAATGGGAAAGAGTCTAAATAGAAGAGGAAAATATAGTCACTGTACAAGAGCGCAAAAAAAAGGTAAAAATAAACCAGCTAAAAAAAGATGAGCAAAGAAGAGATTAAAATTAAATCAAACGGATTAAGAAACGAATTAAAGGAGATACGCAAAAGTATCGACAATCTAACTAACGCTATTATAGCACAAACACACAAACACCATGAAAAAAATATGTATTTTAGTTGTGACCCTAACGATGATGGGGTGCGGTGGTATCCAACCTCAACTAATGAAATTAAAACAAAGTCAGTTCAAAGAAATGACTAAAGATATTTGTGTGGATAATCCACATGAAGTGTACCTTGCACAGGTATTGTATAATGAAATGTTTAAAAAAATAAAATGACAAAAAAACCAATCGACCCCAGTACATTTCTCTTTAGAAACACAGTAGTAGAAAAGTTTCTAAAGAATATGGAGGCTAAAAATAAACCAGGAAAGAAAAGAAAAAAAAGTTTTGAAGGTCCTATGGGGACTGGATTTGTAACAAATAAACCTAAAACAACAGCTTAATTATGCCTACAGTAAAAATTAAAGGAAAGAAGAGAACCTTTCCATACAACGCAGTCGGAAAAGCTCAAGCAGATTCATTTGCTAAAATGAGCAAAGGGAAAATATCTTACAACCCAGGATATGGGATGGAGAAAAAAACTAAGTCAGGATACTAATGGCTACTAAAGGAAGAACGAAGAAGAAAGGAAATAAAATTTGTGCAGCAGGAATAGCTTGGGCAAAGCGTACTTTTGATAAGTACCCATCCGCTTATGCTAACATGGCTGCCAGTAAATATTGTAAAGACCCTAATTATGGCAAAAAATAAAATGGATTATAATGGGATTGGCTTTTCAAATAAAAACATTGACAAGCTAACCAAAGGTCAAAAGTATATTGCAAGTCAAGCTGGCAATCCTAATAAGATTGAGGCGGCAGACTTCAAAGCTTTAAGAAGAAAAAAATAATGGATGCTAAAAAATTAAAAGAGATTTCATCTCAATTAAAAAAAGCTTCAGCTATGCACAAAGCTCAAGCAGGCAAAATTGATAGATTATTAAAGTCTATGAAAAAACCTAAAAAGTAATGGGTGAGCTTAAAAAATGGCGTGAGCAAAAATGGGTTCGTATTGGAATGGATGGCAAGATAAAAGGTCCATGCGGTACAAGCAAGAACAAAAAGAATCCTGACAGATGTTTGCCTTTAGCAAAAGCCAAAAGACTTAGCAAGCGAGCGCTTGCCGCAACAGCCAGAAAGAAGAAAGCTTCTGGAGGCAAAAAACAATTTGTAAGCAACACTAGAACAGTAAGAAACGCATGAGCATACCAGCAGGAACAAAATTTCACGGAGTAGCCCCTAGTGTAGACACAGTAGATAAAGGGTCTGCTTTTATCGATACATTGAGAGAGGCATACACCATTGATGATATTGCTTCTTATACATACACAGGAGTAACAGCTACATTAGAGCCTGAGTTTATAACAGCATCTCCTGGAAGTTCATCAACAATAACAACTACAAAAAATATTATAGACATCACATGGTCTGGAGGCGGAGGAGACTATACTTTAAACCTTCCCTCAGCAGCAGCGATACCCTATCGTTTTTTGAGAATAGTAAATGATTCTACAGTAACAGCTAATGAAAGAGTAAACATAACAGCTACAGGAGGAGATACTATTGACGGAGCGGCTAGTTATACAATGAATAAAGCATTTAATGGTATTGCTGTTTGGTCTGATGGTTCAAACTGGATAGTGATACAAGCAAAATCAACATAATGGCAGACAAGAGTAAAATGAAATGCAATGTCGTTACTAAAAGTGACAGGGCTGGGAAGAAGAAAATGGTAAAAGCCTGTCAAGGTGGAAAAGAGAAGCTAATACACTTTGGCGCAACAGGATATGGACACAACTATTCATCTGCTGCAAGAAAGTCTTTTCGTGCTAGACATAAGTGTAGTACAGCAAGTTCTAAGTTTACTGCTCGGTACTGGGCTTGTAAAAAATTATGGGCTGGACCAGGGGGTTCTACCAAGAGTTCACCAAAAAGTAGGCAAGGAAAATATTAGTATATTTGTAAAATAATATTTTAGAATGAAAAAACAAGGTTACAATTCAAGATTAGATGAGTCAATAGGCGCTCGCAATGGTAAAAAATCTCAGTCAATGAAAGACAGAAGAGATGAAAGCAAGGCGATGTCTAAAAAAATGTACGGCCATGCATATGGCGCTGACAAGGGAATGGAATATAGAAGCAATAACTTGCACTGGAAAACACACGACCACTTAAAATAATATGGCTACTAAAGGAAGAACAAAATTCCCGCAGATAAAAAAATCGAGACAGGGAAAGTTTACAGAGTGGGTAAAAAGAAATATGCCTGGCAAAAGCACTTGTGCTGCTGCTTCGGCTGTTATGAAAAATACTAATAAGTATTCTGGAACTGTTGTTAAAATGGCAAATTATGCCAATAATTTTGGATGTAAAAGATGAGAAAGTTATCAGCCTGGTTACTAAAAGCAGCTAATTGGATTAGCTCTTTTTGGGAAAAATGTAAATGTAAATGGAACAAAGGTTTATTGTTTCTTTCATTAAAAACAAAAAAATGTGAAAACAATTTATGTACTTGTAACAAATGAAATCAAGAGGATTCGGAGATACTATACATAAATTCACAAAAGCCACAGGAATAAAGCGTGTGGTAGATACAGTTGCAAAAGCGACAAACACCGATTGCGGATGTGAAGGTAGGCGTGACACATTAAATAGATTAATACCTTATAAAGATTAAAAATGGCATATCAAAAGTTACAAGTCGGCAGAGCCGCAGCCGTTACACCAAGTGATACAGCAAGAATACCTGATGTAGCAGGAGGCGTAAATAATGGTTGTGTGCTTTATGTTGGTGGCGCAGGAAATTTAAAAGTTGAAACCGTTGGAGGTGATGAGGTCACTTTTGTGGGAATCAATACGGGAGCGTTTTTACCTGTTCAAGTAGTAAAAGTATTTGCTACTGGTACGAGCGCAACGAATATATTAGCATTGTGGTAATCATTAAAGGTAGTGTACTATGTTAGCCATAATGATAGCAAATGCTATAACAGGAATAAATTCTCAAGCACCTCCGTTTGGAAGTGAAGAAATTATAACAGAATTAGCTATACAAATGGTTAGCGAAGACACATTAGAAGATTTAATAACAGAATAAAATGGCAGTAAAATTTTCACAGTTTACAACAGCAGCTTCAACAGGAGATATTGATTATCTTGTAGGATATCAAGGAACTGATAACGTACAGATACCAGTAGGTTTAGTTGGAACTAATACAACATATACAGTTGGCACAGCACAAGCAGGAGCTAACGAAACAATCACATTAACAGGAAGTGATTCATCTACAGATGTAATCACAATAACAGCAGGGTCTGATATAACTTTAACAGATGATGGTGCAGGTAATGGATTTACAATTGCTTCTACAGCTACAGGAGACACTTATACTCTTGGTACTTCTACAAATGGTTCGAGTGTAGATGTAAATCTTGATGCAGCAACTGGAACAGACAGCAATATAACACTTACACCAGGTACGGGTCTTACAATAACACAGGCCGCAGATGTAGTTACTATAACTAATACAGCTCCTGGTGATACTTACAGCATTAACGCAGGAACAAAAGTTGGTTCTAGCGTGCCTATAAATTTAGATGCCGCTACAGGAACTGATTCAGTAGTAAATCTAACAGAAGGTACAGGGATTTCACTTACTCAAACTTCTGCTACAGAGATTACAATAGACAATACAGCTGGAGTAACAGTTGTCAAAGACCAGTTTACAGGAAACAATTCTGCTACTGGCTTTACATTGTCTACTTCAGTAAGTTCAGCTGATAATCTAAACATATTTATTAGTGGGGTATATCAAAACTCTGTTGATTCGAGTGGCACGGCAAATTATAGTGTATCTGGAACATCTCTAACATTTGTCACACCACCACCTGTAACAGCAACAAACGGCATCGAAGTAGTAATAACACAGTAAATAAATGGCAACAACAATAGTCCCTAATAATTTAATAGATTTGAGTGGAGACTCTGGAGCTGTTCCATGGGCCGCTGGAACTACTGCCCAAAGACCTGGCTCTGCGGTTGTTGGAGATTTTAGATATAATACTGATAATACTGCTTTTGAATTTTATAACGGCACGGAATGGAGACAAATTAGTACTGTATAGATATGGCAACAACTAAAGTAGGCGGAAGCTTAGTAGATTTAAATGAAACAAATGTAGATACTGTATTTCAAATGCCAGTAGGGTCAAGTTCGTTTACAGGAACTCCTGTGGCTGGTATGATTAGAAACAATAGTTCTATTACAAATAATAGTGCCGCAACTACCTTTGAATTTTATAACGGAACGAGTTGGGTTAGAATGAATACTGAAACAATACCTTTTGTTTCTTATCTTGTTATTGCAGGAGGAGGCTCTGGAGGAACTGGGTACGGCTCTGGTGGAGGAGGTGGCGGTGGCTATAGAAATTCTTATGCTTCAGAAACTTCTGGAGGTGGAGAACCAACTGAGCAGATGTTAGCATTTTCTTCTGGAACACAATACACTATAACAGTCGGAGCTGGTGGAGCAAGAAGACCCACTGGGTCAAGTAGTCACGCTAGAGGCAACCAAGGGATTAGCTCGTCTATATCTGGTTCAGATATAACTACTATCGAATCTATTGGTGGAGGTGCTGCTGGAGGTTTTAATTTAAGCGGAACTGGAGGCTCTGGTGGTGGTGGTGGATATTATGGTGCTGGTGGAGCAGCCGTAACAAACCCAGTAACTCATGGATATGCTGGAGAAAGCGGAGACTCTGCTAGAGGTGGCGGCGGTGGCGGCGCTGGAGAAACTGGCGGCACTAATGGTGGTGGACACGGTGGAGACGGAGCAAGCTCTTCAATAACTGGTTCAGCTGTAACTAGAGCTGGTGGAGCTGGTGCTACTGTTGCTGGTGGAAATAGTTCAACTGGTTTCCCTGGTGGAGCTGGTGGAGGCGCTGACGGATTAGGTAGTTATTTTATTATTGGAGCGACTCCTGGAAATGATGGAACTGCAAACACAGGCGGCGGCGGGTCTGGGCAAAATGCTCACGCTTCACATAATAATGCAGTTGGAGGAGCAGGAGGTTCTGGAATAGTTATTTTAAGAATGCCAACGTCTGAATATAGCGGAACAACTACAGGTTCTCCCACTGTAACTACAGATGGAAGTGATACAATATTAACTTATACTGGAAGCGGTACTTATACACATTAATAAATAAATTATGGCACATTTTGCAAAATTAGATTCAAATAACGTAGTACAGCAAGTCATTGTTGTAAACAATGCAGTATTACTAGATTCAGAAGGAAATGAAAACGAACAACTAGGTATTGAATTTTGTAAAAGCTTGTATGGACAAGACACCAATTGGGTACAAACTTCTTATAATTCAAATATGAGATTTCGTTATGCTGGAGTCGGGATGACTTACGATTCAGCTAATAATGTTTTTTATCCTGCGCAACCTTATCCATCTTGGACATTAAATGAAACTACTTGGGATTGGGACTCTCCAGTTCCTTACCCAACTATTGAAGAAGGTTCTACGGATTATTACACATGGAATGAAGATACTCAGTCTTGGGATTTAGTATCTGAATAAAAAAATAAAATATGGCTACTACCAAAATATTAAGTTCAGACTTATTAGGTTTTAATGATAATACTGCATCTGTTCAGTTGCCAGTTGGAACAACAGCTGCAAGACCTAGCTCTGCTTCTAATGGAGAGATAAGATATAATACAGTTGATAATAAGGTGGAGTATTATGATGGCGTTCAATGGATTCAGTTTTCTGATGTTAAAGCGGACCCTATTAGTGTATCGTATTTAATTATTGCTGGTGGTGGTTCGGGTGGTAATACTATTCAAGCAGGAAGCACACCATACAGCCAAGCAAGAGGTGGTGGCGGTGGAGCTGGCGGTTATAGAAACTCATACGCATCTGAAGATTCAGGAGGTGGGTCATCAACAGAAACTCCTGTAGGATTTAAGATTGGAACAACTTATACAATTACAGTTGGTGGTGGAGGTGCTGCTACAACTACAAAACCTCAGTATAATACAGGTGGTTTAGACGGAAATGGAGGGGGAAACTCAAGTATTTCAGGAGCAGATATTACAACAATAACATCTATAGGTGGAGGCACAGGTGGAGCAGGTGGACCAAGTCCAGATTGTGCATCAGCTGGTTTAGTAAATGATGGAGGAGATGGAGGCTCTGGTGGTGGAGGTGGCTCTTGGGGTGGCTCTACTTGTGGAGTAAATGGAACAGGGACTACGGGTCAAGGTAATGATGGACAAGGAAGTTGTAACTCATCTGGAGGGCCATCAGGAAGAAATGGTGGTGGTGCAGGTACTGGAAATGCAGGAGCTTATTCTTCAATTACTGGGACATCAGTTGGAAGAGGAGGTGGAGGAATAGGTGGCTCAGATTTTGTAGGCTGTCACGGAGTTGCTGCTTGTACTAACTCAGAAGGAGGAGGTACTGGAGGTGGTGGATATGATACATCTTGTCAAACTGCAACCGCAGGTACTGCCAATACAGGCGGTGGTGGCGGTGGTGGTATTCAATATAACAACAACCAACTTGGAAAAAATGGTGGTTCAGGAGTAGTTATTTTAAGACTACCAACAGCTGAATATAGCGGAACAACTACAGGAAGTCCAACAGTGACAACTGATGGCAGCGATACAATATTAACCTATACTGGGAGTGGTACTTATACAGCATAATGAATATTAATGATATAAAAATATTAGGTATAAATAGTTTGGTATTAGGAGTATCTATGACTGAGATAGATATTGTATTAAAAATTGTATTACTTTTAGTATCAATTGGATACACAGTCCACAAATGGTACTTAATGTATGGAAAAAATAAGTAAGCACATATCATTCAAAGAAGCAATAAAATCCAATACTGCTACACGATTAGGAATAAACAACACTCCAGATGATTACCAAGTTTCTAATATGGTTAATATTGCTATTAATCTTTTCGAACCTCTTAGAGAATTTGTAGGAGGTCCTATAAAAATAAATAGTTTTTTTAGATGTGAAGATTTGAACCGAGCTATCGGTGGAAGTTCACGCTCACAGCATTGCGAAGGTAGAGCAATTGACCTGGATGATACCTTTGGCTATAAGACAAATTCTGAAATGTTTCATTATATCAAAGATAATTTAGATTTTGACCAACTTATATGGGAGTTTGGAGATGACAATAATCCAGATTGGGTTCATGTAAGTTTTATATCTTTTGATGAAAATAGAAAGCGCTCCCTTAAAGCCGAGCGAATAAATGGTAAAACCACATATCGAGTGATATGAGTAAAGGTAAAAAACCATTTAAAGAAACTGGAGTGGGTAAGTTTCTTATTGAGAAAGCCCCTTCTATTTTAGGAATAGTAGGAGATGCTATACTTCCTGGTAATGTTATATCTGAACTTATATCAGGAAACTCAGAACTTAGTGAAGGTGATAAAGCTATTGCCCTTGAAAAACTTAGACTAGAAAGAGCAGAGATTGATGGTGTAACTAGACGTTGGGTGGCAGACTCTGGAAGTCAGAGTTGGCTCGCTAGAAATGTAAGACCTTTAACTTTAACAGTATTAGTATTGGCTTATGTAGGCGGATGGTATATGGGACTTCCTACAGAAGATACAGCCTCTCTTTTAACATGGGTACTTTGCGGATATTTTGGCGCAAGAACGGCAGATAAAATAGGGGTAAAACTTCCAGGCAAATAATCGTTATATTTGTATTAATAAATTTAATACAATGGATATTAGAAAGATATCAATAGGTCCAGACTATAAGTCTAGTTCAATGCATTACATTGTAGGACAAGAAATACTTGGAGGTTCACACAGCATACATTTAATAAAACAGGATGAGCAGAAAGGCTCAATAAAAATATGGATTCAAAAAAATGATGAGATATTTTTATGGAAAGAATTTAACGCTACTATTCCAATTGCTGTAGAATATAATATAAACTTCTAATGAGGTCACCTTTTTACTTTATAGTAAAACCCATAAAGGGTAAAAGATATAATAACTCAAAGAATATAGGTGGAGTTGATTTTATAACTAGCACTTCAGAAGAAAATCACATAGCTTCTAACAGAGAGGCTATTGTAGTTTCTACTCCAATAGGATATGATGGAGAGATAGAGTCAGGAGATATACTTTTAGTACATCATAATGTATTTAAGTATTATTATGATATGCAAGGAAGGCAAAAGAGCGGGAAGAGTTTTTTTATGGATGATTTGTTTTTTGTAGATAACGAGCAGTTTTATATGTACAACAAAAACAATAAATGGTATTGTCATGATAGATATTGTTTTGTAGAGCCAGTACCAGTTACTGAATCTTATATTCATAAACCTTTTGCAGAAGAGCCGCTCATGGGTAAAATGAAATACATAAATAAAACTTTAAAAAACTACGGTATAAAAGAGGGAGACCTTGTTACTTATAGACCAGATACTGAATATGAGTTTTATGTAGATGGTCAAAAGTTATATAGAATGTATGACCACCACATTACTATGTCTTTATGAAACACACTATAAAATGTAGTCAGTGTGATAAAACATTTACTGGTGGATATGATTACAGAATACACTGGGAGGAAGCTCACTTGGATAATGCAATAAAACAAAATGAAATCAGAGGAACTCAAGAAGAAAATAATTGAAGCAGGAAGAAAGGCTGTAGAACAGCTTATCAAAGTTGCTAAAGAAGACATTATTAAGCCAGACCCTGAAGATGAGCTGGCGGCAGATAGATTAAAGAACGCAGCTGCAACTAAGAAGCTTGCTATTTTTGATGCTTTTGATATATTAAATAAAATAGACCAGGAGCAGGAGAATATAAACTTATCAAATAATACAGACGTTAAAGTTGAAACAAAACAAGGATTTGCAGAAAGACGCTCGAAGTAGTATCTATAAAGTTTTAGATGGATATATACCTAAAGGTGTATTGGCTAATAAAAATAGAGCTAAGACTTGGGAGTATGGGTACAATGACAAATATGATTTTGTTTGTATTTCTAAAAATGGTACGCTCGGAGAAGTTGTAGAAATATCAGGGTTAAGAGTGGGATTGCCTGTAGCTCCTAAAAATTGTTTTTCAAGGTCTAAAACTAAATCAGAACAGTATTGGGAAAGACAGGAACTGCCTAAAGAACTGTCTAGGATATATTCTATATTTCAGTGGAATGAGATGCCTACCGCTTTTAAGTCAAAGTGGGTAGACTATATTGAGTCTGAGTTTGACAGTAGAGAAGAAGGGCATTGGTTTATGAATAATGGACAGCCAACTTATATTACAGGTTCTCATTATATGTACTTGCAGTGGTCAGCAATTGATGTGGGTTATCCAGATTATAGAGAGGCAAACAGAATATTTTATATTTTTTGGGAGGCCTGTAAAGCAGACAAGCGAGCTTTTGGAATGATATACTTAAAGATAAGACGTTCAGGATTTTCATTTATGGGTTCTTCTGAGTGTGTAAATGCAGGGACACTAGCAAAAGATTCTAGAGTAGGAATATTATCAAAGACAGGAGCAGATTCTAAAAAAATGTTTACCGATAAAGTAGTTCCTATATCTAATAGACTTCCTTTCTTTTTTAAACCCATACAGGATGGTATGGATAAACCAAAGACTGAATTAGCTTTTAGAGTTCCAGCTTCTAAGATTACAAAGAAAAATATGTACGATACAGTCGATGATGAGCTTACAGGACTTGATACCACTATTGACTGGAAGAATACAGACGACAACTCTTATGATGGTGAGAAATTATTATTATTAGTTCATGATGAGAGTGGTAAGTGGATTAAACCAAACAACATATTAAACAACTGGAGAGTTACTAAAACTTGTTTAAGACTAGGTAGTAAAATTATAGGCAAGTGCTTGATGGGTTCTACTTCAAATGCATTAGATAAGGGTGGTAATAATTTTAAAAAACTTTATGAGGATTCTGATGTAACGAAAAGAAATGCGAACGGACAAACTAAGAGTGGTATGTATTCTTTATTTATTCCTATGGAAATGAATATGGAAGGCTTTATAGATATATACGGACAACCTGTACTTAGAACTCCACAAGAAAAAACTAAAGGCGTTGATGGAGAGTGGATTACAAATGGAGCTATAGATTACTGGCAAGCTGAAGTAGATTCATTAAAGTCAGATGCAGATGCACTGAATGAATTTTATAGACAGTTTCCTAGAACCGAATCTCACGCATTCAGAGACGAGAGTAAGTCTTCTCTTTTTAACCTTACAAAAATATACCAGCAGATAGATTATAATGACTCTTTAATATTAGAGCATCATTTAACAAGAGGTAATTTTTATTGGTTAAACGGTATTAAAGATTCTAAGGTTGCTTTTAGTCCTGATAAACGAGGAAGGTTTTTAGTTAGTTGGCTGCCTTCTAAAAACTTACAAAATCATGTTATTGAGAGAAGAGGTGTAAAGTTTCCAGGTAACGACCATATAGGTGCGTTCGGATGTGACTCATATGATATATCTGGAACTGTAGGTGGCGGTGGTTCTAATGGAGCTTTGCACGGGATGACAAAATTTAGCATGGAGGAAGCTCCTGCAAATGAGTTTTTCTTGGAGTATGTGGCTAGACCACAGACTGCTGAGATATTTTTTGAAGAAGTTTTGATGGCGTGCATATTTTATGGTATGCCTATACTGGTAGAGAATAATAAACCTAGATTGTTATATCATTTTAAAAACAGAGGATATAGAGGTTTTTCTATGAATAGACCAGATAAGCATATATCTAAGTTGTCAAAATCAGAAAAAGAACTGGGTGGTATACCTAATAGTTCTGAGGATGTGAAGCAGTCTCATGCTGCTGCAATTGAATCTTACATAGAAAAAAATGTAGGAATAGATTTTGATGGACAGTATAGAGAGTCTGGAGACATGGGAAATATGTTGTTTACCAGGACTTTAGAAGATTGGGCAAAGTTTGATATAAACAATAGAACTAAGTTTGATGCCAGTATTAGTTCTGGGTTAGCGATTATGGCTACACAAAGACATATGTATCAGGTCGAAAAAAAACAATCAAAAATAAACCTTAACTTTGCAAGGTATACAAATAAGGGAACTTTAAGTGAATTAATAAGATAGATGAAGGATGTTACAATAGACATTGCATCTACAGGCTTTCCAAGTCAATTTGTTTCAGATGCAGAAAAAGCAACTGACGAATTTGGTTTACAGATAGGACAGGCTATTCAATACGAGTGGTTTAAAAAAGATGGAAACCAATGTAGATATTACAATCAATGGAGAGACTTTCACAGACTGCGTTTATACGCAAGAGGAGAGCAATCAATAGCTAAATATAAAAACGAAATTGCAGTAGATGGAGACTTGTCTTATCTAAACTTAGACTGGACACCAGTTCCTATATTGCCTAAGTTTGTAGATATAGTTGTCAATGGTATGCAAGACCGAGAGTTTAAGGTTAAAGCTTACGCTCAAGACGCATTATCACAAGCTAAGAGAAGTAAATACCAAGATATGATAGAAGGCCAGATGGCTGCCAAAGATATCTTGACTACGATACAAGAGCAGACAGGAGTAGACCCATTTATTATGGACCCTGACGAACTTCCATCTTCTGATGAGGAGCTTTCTCTGTATATGAATTTAAACTACAAGCCTGCGATTGAGATTGCAGAAGAAGAAGCAATAGATACCATGTTTGCAGAGAATCATTATGATGATATTCGTAAACAGTTAGACTATGACTCTACAGTTTTAGGTATGTCTGTTGCAAAGCACGAGTTTTTACCTGGAGCTGGAGTTAAAATATCTTACGTTGACCCAGCTAATGTTGTATACAGCTACACTGAAGACCCTCATTTTAAAGATTGTTTTTATTGGGGTGAAATCAAAACATTACCTATAGCTGAGTTGATAAAAATTGACCCAACTCTAACCAATGCAGATTTAGAGGAAATATCTAAATACAGCCAGAGCTGGTATGATTATTATAATGTAGCTCAGTTTTATGAGAATGATATCTTTTATAGAGACACCTGTACTCTAATGTATTTTAATTATAAAACCACTAAAAAGATGGTTTATAAGAAAAGAATACTTGAGGGTGGTGGTTCTAAGATGATAGAAAAAGATGATACTTTCAATCCGCCACAAGAAATGATGGAAGATGGCAGGTTTGAAAGAATAGAAAAAACTATTGATGTGTGGTATGATGGCGTTATGGTTATGGGTACAAATATTCTGTTAAAGTGGGAGCTTGCAGAGAATATGGTACGACCAAAATCCTCATCACAGCACGCTTTACCTAACTATGTAGCTGTAGCACCTAGAATGTACAAAGGAGTTATTGAGTCTTTAGTAAGACGAATGATTCCTTTTGCTGATTTAATACAGGTTACACATTTAAAGTTACAACAAGTTATTGCCAGAACAGTACCAGATGGTGTATATATTGATGCCGATGGACTCAATGAAGTTGACTTAGGTACAGGAGCAGCATACGACCCATCAGATGCATTAAGACTATACTTCCAAACAGGTAGTGTAGTGGGTAGAAGTTATACGCAAGATGGAGAATATAATCAAGGTAAAGTTCCGATACAACAGCTTACAAGCAGTTCTGGAGCTTCTAAGACACAAATGCTTATAGCTAACTATAACCACTACCTAGATATGATTCGCTCTGTAACGGGCTTAAATGAAGCGAGAGACGGTTCTACACCATCTCCAGATGCTTTGGTTGGTGTGCAGAAGTTAGCAGCTTTAAATTCAAACACAGCTACAAGGCACATATTAGAAGGAAGTCTTTATATATATAGAAGTCTAGCAGAGGCATTGACGTATCGTATCGCAGATATTTTAGAGTATTCAGATTTTAAAGAAGACTTTGTAAATAAGATTGGTAAATATAACGTAAGTATACTTGGAGAAATATCTGACTTGTATATTTATGATTTTGGTGTGTTTATAGAATTATCGCCCGATGAAGAGCAAAAAGCTATGCTTGAGCAGAATATACAAATGGCTTTATCTAAACAAGATATTAATCTTGAAGATGCTATAGATATTCGTGAGATTAAAAACTTGAAACTTGCTAATCAATTGTTAAAAGTTAAGAGACTTGCTAAACAGGAGCGTGATGAAAGAATGGCTATGCAAAAACAAGCGATGACAGCTCAACAACAGCTCAAGTCTCAGGAGATGGCTGCACAAGTAGCTATGCAGAAGATAGAGCTTGAGACGCAATCTAAGATGAAAGTTAAGCAAGCAGAAATAGCATTTGAGATTGAGAAGCAAAAATCAGAAGCCCAGCTTAAATCTCAATTGATGCAGCAAGAGTTTGATTATAATGTTCAGCTTCGAAATGTGAGCGAACAAGCATTAGCATTCAGAGAGGGGGCAAGAGAAGAAGCTAAGAAGGAAAGAATTAGTCAGCAAAACACTGAGCAAAGTAAATTAATTGCACAGCGCAAAAATAATTTACCACCACAGAATTTTGAATCTAATGAAGATAGCTTAGATGGCTTTGATTTATCAGAGTTTTCACCTCGATAATGAGCATTAATATTTTAAGTAAATTTGTAATCTAAATTAAATTAAATGGAATTAAAAGTAAGAGCGGTAGATACCGTAGAAGAAAAATCAGTGCAAGAGGTTGAACAAGAACTTCTTGATAAGCATGAGGAGAAGTTAAATGAAACTTCTGAGACAACAGAAGAAACTCCTCAGATAAAAATGGATTTTGCTGAGGAAAGTGTCGTTAACGACACTCCTAAAGTAGAAGAAGAAAAAATTGAAGATAAACCCGAGTCGGTTGAAGAGCCAGCCGAGTTATCTGAACAAGACGTTCTTTCATATATTGGTAAAAGATACGGTAGGGAAATTAATTCATTAGATGAATTAAATGCAGCTAGAGAAGAAGCTGAAGAGCTTCCAGAAGATGTTGCAGCCTATTTTAAGTATAAAAAAGAAACAGGAAGAGGTATTGAAGACTATGTAAAATTACAGAGGGACTTTAGTGCTATGAATCCTGACTCTTTGCTTAGAGAGTATTTGACAATTACAGAAGGCGAAGGTTTAGACCCTGAAGATATTGATTCCTTAATGGAGGATTATTCTTATGACGAAGAACTGGATGATGAATCTGTAATCAAGAAAACTAAATTAGCAAAGAAAAAAGCTATTGCTAAAGCAAAGAAGTTTTTTAATGAGCAAAAAGAATTATACAAGCAGCCCCTTGAGTCAAGACCGGCTGTTGATTCTCAGAGCAACAATGAAGAGCTTCAAGAATATAGGCAATACTTAGAATCTGTTAAAACTCAACAACAGGAAAGTGAGGCAAAACGTAATTGGTTCTTAAAAGAAACCGATAAAGTTTTTACTGAAGATTTCAAAGGTTTTGATTTCGTGCTTGACGACAAAACAGTAACCTTCTCTCCAGGTGATACGCAGACAATTAAGAAAAACCAAGAAACTCCAATGAACTTTATTAATAAGTACTTGGATGATAAAGGTTTGATTAAAGATGCTGCTGGATACCATCGAGCTTTATCAATCGCAATGAATCCTGACAAATTTGCCAAGTTCTTTTACGAGCAAGGTAAGTCTGAAGCCACAGAAGATGTGATACGCAAAACTAAAAATATAAATATGAGCGAGCGTAAAGCACCAGAAGTGACTAATAAAGGAGGATTTCAAGTTAAGTCAGTTAACCCTGATTCGGGACGAGGCTTAAAAATTAGAAGTATTAAAAGAAAGTAAATTTTAAAAATTAATTATTATGGCAGGAAGTGTTCAAGCAACCCCAGGGTTTGCTTTACAGCCAAGCGCAGAACAGGTGCCTTTGGCAACTAATTACATAACAAACTTTGATTTCTTAAATCAGTATTTACCTGATACTTATGAAAAGGAGTTTGAGCGATATGGAAATCGCACTATTGCATCTTTCTTACGTTTAGTAGGAGCAGAGATGCCGTCTAACTCTGACCTTATCAAATGGGCAGAACAAGGAAGATTACACACTAAATATATTAATTGTGCTTCAGGAGCAGCAGCAGCTTCTGATACAGCAACAATTACAGTAAATGATGCATTAGTACCAGGTACTGGAAGTATTGCAGTTCGTGTAGGACAGACTGTTGTTATCTCTGATAACGCAGGAGCAGGATTAAATAAAGGTATTGTTACGTCTGTAGATACAGCGGCAGGTACTTTTGATGTAGCTTATTATGAAGCTGGCGGACAAGTTGGTGGTACTGGACTAACAAGAACAGTATTCATTTATGGTTCTGAATTTAAAAAAGGAACTAACGGAATGGTAGGCTCACTAGAAGCTGACGATGAAATCTTTGACAACTCTCCAATCATTATCAAAGACAAATACGCTGTAAGCGGGTCTGACATGGCACAAATTGGATGGGTTGAAGTTACTACTGAAAATGGAGCATCTGGATACTTATGGTATCTAAAATCAGAGCATGAAACAAGATTACGTTTTGACGACTATCTTGAAACTGCAATGATTGAAGCTGTACCAGCTGAAGTTGGTTCAGGAGCTATTGCGGCTACAGGTGATGTAGGTAACAAAGGCTCTGAAGGTATTTTTTATGTTGTAGAAAATAGAGGAAATGTATGGGGCGGTGGAAACCCAGCTGCATTAGCAGATTTTGATGCAGTAATTTCAAGATTAGATAAGCAAGGAGCTATTGAAGAAAATGTAATTTTCGTTGATAGAGAATTTAGCTTTGACATTGATGATATGTTAGCAGCTCAGAACTCTTATGGAGCTGGTGGAACATCTTATGGTTTATTTGACAATGATAAAGACATGGCATTAAACCTAGGATTCACTGGATTCCGTAGAGGATATGACTTCTACAAGTCTGACTGGAAATACTTAAATGACCCAACTATGCGTGGTGGACTACCAACAGGAGCTAACTCAGGCCGTATCAACGGACTATTAGTACCAGCTGGTTCTACTACAGTATACGACCAGATTTTAGGTAAGAACGCGAAGAGACCATTCCTTCATGTTCGATACAGAGCTTCTGAAACAGAAGACAGAAGATACAAAACTTGGATTACAGGTTCTGCTGGAGGAGCTGCTACATCGGATTTAGATGCGATGGAAGTACACTTCTTATCAGAAAGAGCTGTATGTACTTTAGGTGCAAACAACTTCTTCTTATTCCAAGAGTAGTGTTAATATCAAGGGAGGTTTAACCGCCTCCCTTTTTTTTAAATCTAATTAAATTTATATATAATGAAAAAAAACGCATTAGTAGACAAAGTCTACAAACTTACTAGAGATAGAGCGCCTATATCTTTTTTATTACCTTCAGGCGGCTCAAAAAGACAACCCTTATTACATTTTGACGAAGAGAAAGGAATCAACCGAGTGTTGAGATATTCTCCTAACCAAAGGTCTTGCTTTGAAGATGAGCAGGATGGACAAGTAGTTAGAGAGCCTATCGATTTCGTTGATGGTTTTTTAAGAGTTCCAAAAACAAATCCTGTGTTGCAAGAATTTTTATACTATCACCCATTAAACGGAAAAAAGTTTATTGAAGTTAATGAAGAAAAAGATGCAGCAGCAGAGATTGAACAATTGAACGTAGAGGCAGATGCTCTTATTGAAGCTAGAAAACTTTCTGTAGACCAGGTCGAAACTATATCTAGAGTTTTACTTGGAAGAAATACAGAACAAATGAGTACGGCAGAGCTTCGCAGAGACATATTAATATTTGTAAAGCGTGACCCTCAAACATTCTTAAAAATGATTAATGACCCTATGTTGAAATTACAATCTAATGTACAGTTGTTTTTTGATAAAGGATTATTGTCGTTTAGAAACAAGCAAAAGGAAGTATGGTTTAATACATCTACTAATAAAAAGAAGATGCTAACCGTACCTTTTGGAGAGGACCCAATGTACATTGTATCATCATATTTACAGAGCGATGATGGTATAGAGTCTTTGAAAATGCTAGAAAAATTGCTAGAAGATTAGCGATTGTAGAGAGAGGTCAAAAATAATTGACCTCTTTTTTTTTGCTTATCTTTGTAAAAAAGAAAGCGATGATAAACGCTGTTAGAAATACAGTTCTTGCTATCCTTAACAAGAATAATTACGGTTACATATCTCCATCAGATTTTAACTTGTTTGCAAAGCAAGCACAGTTAGATATTTTTGACGAATACTTTATAGCTTACAATAATCAAGTTAACAAACAGAATGGTAGAGTATCAGGAACTGGATATGCAGATATACAAAAGGGATATGAAGAAGTAATAGATACTTTTTCTGTAACAGGAAGTTTATCTCAGAGTTCAAGTAATCTTTATACAGTTCCAACTGCTGCAACTACAGGTTCTGATTATTATTTGCTAAATAAGATTTTAATATATAGCGAAGTAACTTCATCTGGAACTACTACCGCTACAGGGGGTGGAAATACAGCACTTATTGATTCGAGCGCAACATTTCAAACAGATGGTGTTGCTGTGGGTGACAGAGTTTCTATTGTAATTAGTAATTCAGTGGTAACTAACTTAACAGTACAGTCAATAACAAGTGAGACAGAACTTGTTGTAAACATAGCTCAATTAACTTCTTCAGGGTTAAATTATTGCATATATAAAAATGTTAATTTAAAAAATGAAGCAGAGCCAGTAAGCCAAAGTAAAATTACAATGCTTACCAAGTCAATGCTTACAAGCCCAAACACTACTTTCCCTGCTTACACACAAGAGGGTAATATTTTAACTTTGTATCCTAATTCTATAAATCAAATAGGAAGAGTTGTATCGCAGTATATTAGATATCCAAAAGACCCTAAGTGGACTTATATATCGCTTACAGGAGGCGAGCCAATCTTTGACCAATCTCAATCAGATTATCAGGATTTTGAACTTCCTCAAGATGATGTGAATAATTTAGTTGCTAGAATACTACAATATGCTGGAATGTCTATTAGAGAAATAGCTACAGTGCAGTTTGGACAAGCAATAGAACAACAAGAAAACCAAGAACAATAAGATGGCTTATATAAATCAGAAGAAATATTATACTAATGACGGAGTAAACCCAACCGATGCTAATTGGGGTTCGTATCAGTATGTAAGCTTAGAAGATATAGTAAATAACTTTGAGCTGATGTACGCTGGAAACCATTCATTAGTTAACAATGAGTCAAGGTATAAGATATTGTTCCATGCTAAAAGAGGAATACAGGAGCTTAACTATGATGCATTTAATAATATAAAGGCATTAGAGCTTACTGTATATGATGACTTAAAATTTATATTGCCTCCAGATTTTGTTAATTGGGTAAGATTATCAATGTATAAAGATGGCTGGATTAGACCACTCACAGAAAACATACAGGTAAATTCAGCTACATCTTATCAGCAGAGTTCAAGTACACCAGATTTTAATGGTAATGACGTTATAATAGAACAATCAACACTTGATACAGAAAGACTGAATGGTCAACAAAACAGTATTTATTTAAATAAAAATAATGCAGATGACCAAATACCAATGGATACACAAGCTAACTGGTATGCAGACTATACTATAGGAGCGCGTTACGGTCTTAATACTGAAACAGGTAATATCAATCCTACATTTAGACTTGATAAGACAGCAGGGGTTATCAACTTTGACTCTACTATGGCTAATCAAAATTGTATTTTGGAATATATCTCTGATGGTATGGAAAATGGCGATGATTCTAAAGTTCAGCTGAATAAACTTTTTGAAGATTATATATATGCGTATATAGAGTATGCAATATTAAACAGTAAATTTAATGTACAAGAGTACATCATTAATAGAGCTAGAAAAAGAAAGACAGCTTTACTAAGAAATGCTAAAATTAGATTAAGCAATATTCATCCAGGCAGATTACTAATGAATCTAAGAGGAGAGAATAAGTGGATTAAGTAATGGCAAATATTCAAAGAAATTTTATAAGAGGCCGTATGAATAAAAGCCTTGATGAAAGGCTTTTACCAAATGGTGAATATATTGACGCATTAAATGTAAGACTTGGTTCTACCGAGGAATCTGAATATGGTTCGGTAGAAAACTCAAAAGGTAATACTGGGCTAACAACTATTATGTTTGACGGGGTTGAGCTTAGTAATAACGCTAGATGTATAGGTGCTTATGAAGATGGTGCTAATGAAACTATTTATTGGTTTATACACGACCCAGCTTTTACTTTAGGAAACACAAGTAAGCTTGATTTAATTGTTTCTTATAATACTACTGACAACTCGACTACATATCATATAATAAGTCTTGATGACGGAGGTGGTATAAATACTACTTTAAACTTTAGCCCATATCACTTAATTACTGGAGTTAATCTTATTGATAACTCTCTTTTATTTTTTACGGATAATCTTAATCCACCAAGAGTAATAAATGTAAATAGAAGATATTCATCTCCTACTAACAATCTTGATGGTTTTACGGCGGAATCATTGATGGTAATAAAAAGGCCACCAGTATCCGCTCCAAGTATTCAAACTTTTAATGTAGTAGGTCAAGAAGATGATTACTTAGAGGAGCGTTTTATTGCTTTTGCATATAGATATAAGTATGCAGACAATCAATACTCAGCTACTTCTCAGTTTAGTCAATATGCTTTTAATCCTTCAACTTTTTCATTTAGCTATAATAGCTATTTGAATGAAGGAATGAGGAATACTAAGAATGCGGCGATTATAACTTTTAATTCAGGAGGTTCGCTCGTAGAGGGTATTCAGTTGCTTTTCAAAGAATCTACCACAAACAATATTAAAGTCATAGAGTATTTAGATAAATCCAATTTAGGATACTCTAATGATACAGATTATACTTATACGTTTGATAACAGTAAGATATTTACTTTATTACCAGACTCAGAACTGCTAAGATTGTATGACAATGTTCCTATTATAGCTAAAGCTCAAACTGTAATGGGTAATAGAGTTGTTTATGGAAACTACAAAGAGGGCTATGATTTAAAAGATAAGTTTGGTAATGATATAAAATTAGAGTTTGAAGCAGATTTAAATAGCACAGAAATTGCTACTTCTGAGCTTGTGGATACTAGAGGAGCAGGATACTATACTATAGGTCCAACGCCAGTGAATGTAAACAACTCTATTATATACTTTGATTTATCAAATCAAAATGGAACAACTTTAGAACTTACTGCTGGCTCAACTATTTCTTTAGATTTTACTATTACTCATAGCCAGTTTACTGATAATACTCCATCGGCCACAACCTCATCAACTGATATATTGTTTGAATATGTATTACCAGTAGATTTTAATAATGTATATTCATTAGCTACAAGCACAGATTTTATTGAAAAGGTTGGTACTGCATCAAATATACAACCTGTTGTTGATGCTTGTAATGGAACAACATTAACAGACCGTATTAATTGTGCGCTTCCTTCTACATTAGGAACATACACAAAAACTGCAAGCGGTATTACTGCAACAGCAGAGCCTATTGAAATTATAGCATCTCCAGCAAGTAATACTATTGGGCTTCAGCTTACTGCTATGCAGTATGTAGATGGAGCTAATAATGCTTATGAATTTTATGAAATAATAACAGCTACTGCTTCTTTTAGTAATCTTGACAATCCAAGAAGTTTACATAGCAATAGAGGATATGAGGTGGGTATAGTATATATGGATAGTTTTGGACGCTCATCTACCGCTCTTGTCAGTCCAAATAATACTGTAGAGATACCATGTCAAAACTCTATTAATAAAAATGAAATAAGAGTAATTGTTCCAACTCAGCAGTTAGCTCCAAGTTGGGCAACAAGGTATAAATTTGTATTAAAACCATATGAGTCTACATATGATACTATTTATTCAAACATATATTTTAAAGACCCAGGTAGCAATGCTACTTACTTTTTATTAGAAGGAGAGAATGCAAATAAAGTAGAGGAGGGAGATAGATACTTTGTGAAGTCTGACAGTTCAGGTCCAGTTTTAAGGTGTGTTGAGGCCACAGTTTTAGAAAAAGAGGCTAAGTCAGCAGATTTTTTAACTGATTCTCAAGGAGCTTCTATTACATCGCCTGCTGGAACATATATGAAAATTAATCCTAATAATTTCGCTACAGAAAGAGGAGATAATGACATTGTTACACCTGGTTCATTAACTGATATTCAAGACACTGCTAACGATTACCCTATTCTTGCATATCCTATGAATTTAGCTGACCCAGCAAATCCTGGTCAGTTTTTAGATTATGATGTTCCTTCTGGAAGTAGGATTATAATGTCAATAAGGCAAGAAAGATTAGGGCCAGGGCAAGGAAACGGAAAATGTGAAAGAAGAATAAGTCAATTAGATGTTGAACTTATATCTTCTAGAACTTACAATAATATGCAGGACTGGTGGAATGGAGATAATGTAGAGGAGGTTTTAAACCGAGCGGTTACTGAGGTTGGAGGTAATACTGGAAGCATTACGAATACATATGAGTCAGCGACTGCTACAACAAAAACAGACATATCAACTTCTGAGGGAACTAACTATTATAAGTTTTATAGAGAACCAGCTCCAGCTGGTGGAGATGGAGAATTATCTTTACTTATTACTGGAACGGTTCGTTGCAGTGGTACATTATCAAGAGCAAAAAGACGTTCAACAGTAACAGCTGATATACAAATTTATAGAGCAGATAGTTTAATTGTTTTTGAAACACAGCCTACTGATGCTTTATCAAATGTTTGGTATGAAAACCATTTATCTTTTCCTGTTGATACAGATGGTATGCATAGTGGTAATGTGCAAAATCAAACCTCTGGTCAATCAGCAATTATTGATACAGAGTTTTCGAACTGTTACACTTTTGGAAATGGTGTAGAAAGCTACAAGATGTTAGACTCTATAACAGGCAAAACATTAAATCTTGGAGAGCGTGTTACATCTACATCTAATATGGACTATAAGCAGGAACATAGATTTGCTGATTTGACTTATAGTGGTGTATATAACGATGAAACGAACGTAAATAAATTAAATGAGTTCAACCTAGGACTAGCTAATTTTAAACCATTAGAAGAGTCTTATGGGCCTGTACAGTTATTAGATGGTAGAAAAACAGATATTCTTACCCTGCAAGAAGATAAAATATCTTATGTTTTAGCAGGTAAAAATTTACTAAGTGATGCTACTGGAGGAGGTGCAGTAACGTCTGTGCCAGAAGTGTTAGGAACACAGATAGCTAGATTAGAAGAATATGGTATTAGTGAAAACCCAGAGAGTTATGCATCCTATGGGCCTAATAAATATTTTACTGATGCCAAGCGTGGAGCGGTAATAAATCTAATTGGAGGTGCGTATAATAACGAGCAGCTTCAAGTTATATCAGAAGCAGGTATGCGCTCGTGGTTTAGAGATTTATTTATAGATACTTTCCAAACACAAAAGCTAGGAGGGTTTGACCCATACATGAATGAGTATGTGTTGCATTCAAATGTACAATTACCTCCAGCAGACGATGAATGTTTACCTTGTGATACAGCAAAAAACATCGTAATAGAGCCTAATACAACATTTACATATTGTGTAGATGTTGGTGACTTATTAGGACTGGTTGATATTGATTATGAAATACCTTTTGATGGTGGTTTTACTAATATAGTTTCCGAAACAAATTCAAATGTTGTAACAGAAGCATTATCAGATGAAATGGTTCTTGAAGCGCAAACAAGTACAACTAATTACACTATAACAGCAACATATAACGGGGTGTCTCATAGCACTGGCCCAGTAAATCAGAGCGGCACTTTGACATTTAACAAAAACAGTGTTAATACCACTACAGTTGAAATTAGTGTTACTCAAGATAGCACTACTTCAGATACCATTGATATAACAACTGGATGCCCACAGGCACAAGAAATAACAATTTATAATGTAGCTGTTACAAGTAATTCAGATGCTGGACAGTTTATTACTAATCAGTACAGATGGACTGACGGAACATTTACATCTCCGCTGCATTCAGAAAGAATACAGTTTTCTTCAAGCAATACAAACCCAATAGTATCTCAGTACAATTTTGTAGCTGGATTCCAAGGCGCAGGAGTTATACCTGGAGATGCATCTATAGTGTCAATAATAAGTAGAAAACAAAATTTTGACAATTTTGTTTTTGATATCTCTAAAAATAAATTAAAATATTTAAGAACAAACACTTTTTACGGTAATAATGGAAGTGATATAAATAGTTTGTTGGCAGCAGCAGCCAATACCACAGTTGTAAGTGAAACCAATCCAAATCAATTTAGCGGTAGCTTTACGTTGCCAGCAGGGGGGCGTTTCTTGTATTTAATATGGGATTACAGAAAACCATCTAGTGCAAACTTATGTTTTTCTACTACCAGCACATCAGATGCTTGTACTGGTTGCACATTCCCAACACCGACACCAACTCCAACTCCGACACCAGCACCTGTATCTTACAGATGGTTGATTGAGCCTGGTACTGGTAGCGCAACAAGTCCATCTACTTGCCCATTTGCATCTACACCTATTTATAGTGCATCCAGTTCATTTGCTACAACTGCAACTGGTAGCACATTGTTTTATACAGACGCATCTTTAACAACATTATTCCAAGGAGGAGACAACTACTTTGGTGTAAGAGAACCTAATAAAGGGTATGGTCTTAGTGAAGGAATATTTAGAATGACGGATATAGGTACAGTTTCTAATATTGATACTGCTGGTGTGTGTAATATTACACCAACACCAAGTCCTAGTCCTACACCGACTCCTACACCGACTCCTACTCCGACTCCAACACCTACTCCGACTCCGACTCCAACACCTACGCCTACGCCTACGCCTACGCCTACGCCTACTCCTACTCCTACTCCAACTCCAACACCTACTCCTACTCCTACTGGAGCATGGTTAACTAATATGGCGGTGTATGGAAATGGTTATTCTTCAAGCTCTAACTCATGCGCTCAAAATATTCAAATACCTTCAACAGGAACTTTATATTTAAGTGATAGTACTGGTGCTATATCCACAGCTCAAGACCTTAGAGATGCAGCAACAGCTGGAAGAACAGTAAATGCTTGGACAGATGCAGGAGGAACTACAGCATTCATACCAAATAGCAGCTTAGCCCCATGGGTTGGAATTAGAGCTTCTGGCGGCGGCGCAGGTACAGTAGATACAGGTATGACAATAAATGTTTCTCAGACAGGTACGCTCGTTACTACAACTGGAAGCGATTTATTTGATTCTTGTATAACTGCAATAGAAATAACTTCAGATAACTACGCACCTTTGGGAAGTGTTTGTGCTTGGGGTCCTGGAAAACCCACTACGACATATTACCATACTGGCTCAACTGCTTGTGCGCAAGCTTCAACTTCTGATAACATATTTACCGATGTAGATTTACTTACACCTCTTTATGCTGGTGCTTATAGTAACTACTATTCTCCGTGTGGTACAACTTATGGGAATTACCTTACCACTAATACAAATGGCGCAGTAACTCAAGACGGAGCTTGTTCAACACCACAGGCTTGGTACTTAAATAATGGACAACAATCAGGAGAATCAAGCACAAGCACTTCTTGTACATACACTGTCAGTAGCGCTATATCAGTTTACTTAATATATAATCCTGGCGGAGGAAATATCTTTATTCAAAATACAGAGCAGTTAGATTTTGCTTACACTAACGGATATACTGTCATCGCTTATACAGATATTGGATTAACAACCACATTTGATGGAAGCGATTCAGGCACGGGTCTTCCATTATACTATGGTGCTGCTCAGACAAATAGCGTAACACCAGGTGTAAACCTTTATATTGGAGCGAGTGGACTTGTAAACGCTCAAGGCAGCTCTTACTATTCACTATGTGTTCAAGAGTTTACAATGAATGAAGTTGAAAGTTGGTTCTCTACTAATACAGATGCGTGTAATAATGGTCCTACTGCAACCACTCAAAACTATTATCATGATGGCAGCACAACTTGCGTAACTACATCAGATGTCGTGTGGATGGATAAGGCTAAGAAAACAAAAGTTATAGACTACCTGCAATACTCTATAAGTAGCAAGTGGTATTATCAAGGTGCTTCTTGTGGAACTGGAAGTGGGGTAGCGTTAAGATTTAATTCTTCAACAGGAGCGCCAAGTCAAATTATAAATTGTTAAAAAATGGCAACACTAGGAACATATTATTTTGATACTGCAAGTTTTGCAAACGCAACAACTGTTTATGACGATGCAAATTTAACTACAGTATCAGCTAATGGATGGTATTCAGATTCGTCTATAGTTAGACAGCAGGTTTCAGGTGTATTATTAGCGTCTCAAGGTTGTACTGTACCTACTCCTACTCCAACACCGACTCCAACTCCTACGCCCACACCTAGCCCAACTCCTAGTCCTAGCCCTAGCCCTACACCTACACCTAGTCCTAGTCCAACTCCAAGCCCTACACCAGGTCCTACACCTAGTCCAACGCCAAGCCCAAGTCCTAGTCCAACGCCTACACCAGCTCCGACCTATGACTATTTATTACAACAATGTTCAACTGGACAGCAATACAATGTTTCATTACCACAACAAGTAAGCTATGGAACTTCTGTAGAATATGCGGGTCAATGTTGGGAAGTATATGGTCCAAATACAGGAACGCCACAGGCTATATCTCCTCAAGGATACTATTCAAACTGTACAGCTTGTGCGGGAACGCCTAGTCCTACTCCTAGTCCAACGCCTAGTCCTAGTCCGACACCTACTCCAAGTCCTACTTGTTATGCTATTTACTTACAAAGAGGCAGTGCTGTTTGCTCAGGAAATTATGATTCTCATTTCTTTGACACCTCTTCTTTAAGTACAGCTACAATTGCTTTTGCTAATAGTGGATGTAGCACATATGCTACTCCAGGGTATTACACGCAAGGCGGTTCATATAGATATTGGAACGGCTCAAGTTTCACTTTGTCAGGAAGTTGCTATTAATTTGTATCTTTATACAAATTAAATTTAATGGTTGAAATACAGAATTTTCTCACTCAAGAAGAGTGTAGTGAATTAATTAAAATTATAGATAAAAACCACCAGCCTTCTACAGTGGTTTCAGGTTCTGGAGGAACTTCTATAGATGACAAAAGCCGAACGTCAAGCACTTGTAATTTAAGTCACACCGACCCCTTAGTAAAAAGTGTTTTTTTAAAAATAGCAAACCATCTAGGTTTGGATGAAAAGAGAGGTGAAAACATTCAAGGTCAGCTCTATGAAGTAGGTCAATACTTTAAACCTCATCACGATTTTTTTAGCGGTCCTGCTTATAATGAGCATTGTTTGCATAGCGGAAACAGAACGCACACCTTGATGATTTATTTGAATGATGACTTTGAGGGTGGTGGAACTAACTTTCCAAAGCTTAATACCATAACTCAGCCAGAGACAGGGAAGGCTGTAACTTGGGAAAACATGATAGATGGCCAAACTCAAGAGGACACTATACACGAGGGTATGCCAGTAACGTCAGGCAAGAAATATATTATTACATCGTGGTGGAGAGAGCGAGAATGGGGAGCGGCTAAACCTGCTCCGCTCAAAGTAGTTCCTAATATACCTAAGCTTACTGATATTGGTTTCGATGTAGTAAAAGTACCAGAGCATATATGGGGTATTATTCAGGATTCATACCATATATTAAAAGACCGAACTGTAGAAGAAGACTTTCCAGGCAAAGAAACATTTATACAAGGAGGTAGTCAATTAATGTCGTATGACAATATACCACATATAAGGAGTATGATACACAATCAACTTTTGCCGATACACCGAGAGTTCGCAGGAGTTGATATAGAGCCTACATTCGTGTATGGTATAAGGTCGTATTTAAGGGGAGCAACCCTTTCAAAACATACAGACAGAATAGAAACTCATCATGTTTCATCTATAATTATAGTGGATAAAGATTTAAAGTGTGGATGTCAAAGCCGAGAGTTTGGAGACGATTGGCCTTTAGATATTCAAGGACATGATGGAGAGTGGTATAAGGTTTATGCAGAGCCTGGAGATATGATACTTTATGAATCTGCCTTGTGCCAACACGGAAGAACAGAACCTTTTCAAGGAACATACTATAGAAACTTTTTTATGCACTATAAAATAAAGTGATAAATTTTATACAAATAGACCCTAATGGATTATGCAATGCTGGATGTTGGTTCTGCCCAGTTTCGATTCATGGTAATCCAAGCGAACATAAAAACCAAATGCCACCAGAGCTATACGAATCTATTATAAAACAAATAGTAGATTTAAAAGGCGAGCTTGTAAGTCCAAGACTGCATTTTGTATATGCTTCACATTATAACGAAGTCTTATTGTATAGATATTTTGAGCAAATGTTGCAAACGCTACAAAAACATAATCTTACATTATGCTTACTCACTAATGGTGTCCCACTCACACCAAATAAAATAGACCTTATAAATAAATATCCTGGAGTGGTTTCTCAAATAGCAATCAACGCACCAGTATACCAAAGAGAGTTGTTTGAAAAAAGAACAGGTATGCGTGAGAAGTTATTTGAAACATTAATTACTAACATTTATTATGCTCAAAACAATCTATTAAATAAAAATATATTGTTGTTGCAAATTAATGGTATTGATAACAGGTCTAATATTATCAAGTTAAAAGATTTTCCAGAGCTGCAACCGAACGAACTTGAAACGCAAACTAGAATAGCAAAGCAATTATTTCCAGGTATAAGCGTTACGACTCAATGGAATCTTATTGACAGGGCTGGATTATTGCAAGATGTTATGGAGAATCCTTTGCCTGAAGGTAAGGTTGTAGGATGTTCTTCTAAGAGAGATACAGAGTGGCTTCATGTTACACCAAAAGGTGAAGTCTTTTTATGTTGCAATGATTACAATATGGACTATGTATTTGGAGATTTAAATAAACAAACTTTAAAAGAAATCTGGACAGGACAAAAGCGACAAGAAGTTATGCAAAAAGCTTTTGGAGAAATATGTACATCTTGTTCAGTTGCAATTTTTAATCATGAATGAAAGTATATTTGTTAATATAGCATCGTATAAGGACAGTGATTTAATACCAACCATAGACGATTTATATACAAGAGCCGCTCATCCAGAAAGAGTTTTTGTTGGCGTTTTTTTACAAGATACACCTCAAGCAACAATAGATGTACTAAGTATATTGAAGGGACATCCCTACAGAAACAATATGTTCTTACAAACTATTGATGCTAATAAAGCTAAAGGATGTGGATGGGCAAGAAATGTAATATCAAAGCATCTATATGGAGGACAGGATTATTTTATGTGTGTTGATTCGCACTCAAGGTTTTTAAATAATTGGGATACCACTTATATAGATATATATAAAAACGCTCCAGAAAATGCAGTGATAAGCGTGTTTCCGCAATCTTTTGATTTTCATCAATCATACGAGCAGTATACTAAAAGAAATATAGCCACTATATACACGCCTCACGAACTTCCTTGGACATCTGCTTTTAACAAACCACATTGTCAAAGACATCCTAAGATGGCTTATGAAAGAGTAAATCAAATATCTGGAGGTAATATTTTTGGAGATAACAGATTGGCAGAAGCTATAACATTAGATGATTATACATTCAAACACAATCAAGAACAAGAAATATACTCGCTACTTATATATCTACATGGTTTAGATTTATATGCGATACCACAAAATATAGTGTGGCATAAATACATAACTACAGATACTTACAGGGAATTATTTCAGCCTAGAGATATAGAATATCGTTTGAATTTTCTACAGGATTTAGAGTACAAACAAAAAGACAGAACTATAAAAGACTGGGTCGCTTTGATACAAGCTGATTGTGATGCCTGTAAAAAGACAAAGCAATTTAATTCGTAAATTTGTAACTAAATAAGAACCTATGTCTTTTTACTATAGGCTACAGAGCTGCGATAATTCAAGTGTTTTTGCTGATGCGTCTTTTACCACGCAACAATCTATTAACCATACTTACCAAATATATGGCCTTGCTCCTGGACAAGGAGTTGGTAATTGTTGGAAAGTATATGGTGTTGCCTCATCAGGACAATTTATAACTATAGCAGCAGACTATGGTATCAATGGGTGTACATCTTGTAATACACCTACCCCTGCTCCTACACCAGTTACTTCATACGCTTGGCAGTTTAATGCAGTACAGGGAAATGGTGCGTTTGTAAAGCCAACCTCCTGTGTAAACTGTCCTGTAACAGTATACTCTGACGTAAACTCGTATAGTGGCGTAACTTGTGGAACACAGCATTTTTGGTTGGACGCTAATCTTAATACGCCATTTAATGGTAGTAATCAATTTTATATAGCCACCCCAGGTTCATCGCCAGCAACAGGAACAGGAATATTGCTAATTGAGCCTGATGGAACTGTAACTAATAAGTACGACTGTGGTGGAACAAATATATGCGGAGGTGTGCCTACGCCCACCCCCACGCCGACACCGACACCTAGTCCTAGTCCTACACCCACACCAACCCCCACTCCGATTCCTGTAACTCCTGATTATTGTTTGAGCAGCACGAATGCTACAACAATTCAATCTATTGGTTCTGGAAATGTATTTGTCTTTGGCGGTAATTATGGTATATATGGTACAGGGACTGGTATATTTGTTTTAACTGGTGTCCCATCGGCGCATCCTATAGCCATCCAAAACTTTGGTAAAACAAGTTTGATACAATATGATGGGCAGTACAGCTCAGGAACTAAGACGGGATTAGACGGAAATGTATATGAATATTTTTATGGAGATGTAACTATCACAGTTACTGGTAATTATGGAACGCTAAGTTATGAGTGTTATAACCATGGATATATGGGAGGTCAGAACAATTTGATGTTTGACAATGCTACCTGTCCTAACCTACAACCTCCAATCATACCTCCTCAAGGAGACCCTACATTGCTATATACTCTTACTTATAGCGACAGTGTAAAAGGATGGCCTTCATTCTACTCTTACCATCCAGACTGGACAATAGGTATGAATAATTATTTTTACAGTTTTAAAGGTGGTAATTTATACAGACACAATACCAATGAGGTTAGAAATAATTTTTATAATGTACAACACAACTCTACTGTAACAAGTGTATTTAATGAGCAACCACTAGAGAATAAATTGTTTAAAACCATAAACCTAGAATCAGATAGCTCATGGTCTGTTACATTAGACAGTGATATACAGACAGGAGCTACCATAGATAGCACCTGGTTTGAAAAGAAAGAAGGAGCTTGGTTTGCTTTTATAAGAAACAATGGAACGCAGCCAGCAGGCTCTGATGAATATTCTTTACGCTCGGCTAATGGTATAGGTAGAAGCTCTTCTGTAAATATTGTAGGTACAAGCACTATAATAAACTTTGCAACTAATCCAGTGTTAGAGATTGGAAGTGATATAGCTGTAGGAGATATAGTATATTACGCTCCACCTCCATATAATGCTATAGAGATGGCAGGAAAAGTAACTGCTATAAATATAGATTTACAGAATGCAACCAACAATATAGTTATAGATAATTCAATCACAGGAGCAGTAACTATACCAATCCAGGACGGGTTTATAATGTATATTAAAAATCAGCAGGCAGAATCTAACGGAGTGTTAGGTCATTACTGCCAGTTTACAATTACAAATACAGATAGTACAGCTACTGAGTTATTCGCAGTAGAGTCGGAAGTAATGAAAAGCTATCCGTAAAATTAGTATCTTTGTAGTTAAATGAAATTAAATATTAGACCGCTTGAAGAGTCTGACTATGAGCAGATTTTAGTAGGTTGGTGGAAAGATTGGAAATGGGATGCTCCTGTAAAAGATTTTTTGCCAGATGAAGGTAAAGGTGGTTTAATTGTTTATGATGACAAAACCCCTGTTTGTGCAGGATTTATATATATGACAAATTCAAAAGTAGCTTGGGTGGATTGGATTATATCTAACAAAGATTATACTAATAAGGCTAACAGAAAAGCCGCTTTATCTTTGTTGGTTGACGCTCTAACTAGAGTAGCACAAAACGCAGGAAATAAATTTACATACGCTCTTATAAAACACGATGGTCTTATAAAAACATATGAAGAGCTGGGATATATTCAAGGAGATAGCTACAACAAAGAAATGATAAAAATATTATAATATGGGAGCAATTACGGCAACAACTATTATAAGTTTAGGTTTAGCGGCGGCAAAAGCAGGAGCTAGTTTTGCTCAAGCATCTAAACAAAAAAAAATGCAACAAAAAGCAGAGCGAGAAGCTGATAAGTTTATGTCAGACGCTAGAAAAAAAATAGGCGTAAATTATTACGAAGGTTTGTCTTTACAAAAAGAACCTTATGAAAGAGCTAGAGAAGCAATGTTGGCATCGGGACAACAAGCTCTACAGGTTGCGCAAGAGGGTGAATCTAGAGGAGCTGCTGCTGCGGCAGGAAGAGTTCAAATGGCACAGGGAGATGCTCAAAGAAGGATAGCAACAGACCAAGCAGAAAGACTACTTAGTCTTGAAAAATTAGCTGCTGGTGAAGACTCTAGAATAGCTGGATTATTATCTGATTTAGATTTACAAGAAGCTGAAGGCGCTCAAATAGCGGCTAGAGAAGCTGCTATAAATAGAGCGGCAGCAACACAGCAAGCTATGGAAGGTGTTGGTGAATTTATAGGAGCGGGATTGGAAGCTCTTCCGTTATACCAAAAAGATGCAGCAGCAAGGCAATTAGGTAGGTCTCAAAGAATAGCTGGTAGAACGGGGCAATATGGTGAGCTTCAAGATATAAAAAACACTTTAGCACAACAAGGTATGATTGATGGGGTCGATGTGTCTGCTGTAGGTGGCATGAGTGATTTAGAGTTTAAAGATTTTATTGGTCAGCAAGATAGAAGTTTTGGAAGAGCAATGAGAAGAGATGCTCTGGGGCTTAGTGGTTTTAATCCATTTGATGTTCTAAAAAGACAATAAGAATGACATACTATAAATATGTATCAAGAGAAGGTGCTGATGTTGTAGACTGGGGGGCTATAACTAAATCGGTAAGTGAAAGCCTAGGTCAAATAGCTAAGGATAGAGAAGCTAAAAGAGAGGCTATTGATGAAGCATCAAGAAAAACTGGAGAAACATTAGCTAATGCTCCAATGGGAGAATCTAAAACTATAAATGATTTTACCATTGAATATGCTAACAACGCAGAAAAGTACAGACTAATGCAAGACCGTTTATTAAAAAGCGGTCAGATGAGCTTAAAAGATTATAATATTGGTAGAGCAAATTTAACATCTGGCACTACAGAGCTTTTTAATTTAGCAAAAGAATACAATGCTGTCTACGCCGATAAGATGGAACGTATGAATAAAAAAAGTTCTTCCCTTGCAGAATCTTGGGCTATGGGAAATATCGAGGGATATTCTAACTTTTCTAAATCTTCTGCATATATAGACCCAACAAACGGAAAGGTAGCTGTTGGAATGAAAGTTAAAAAAACTTTACCTGATGGTAAAGAGGTTTTTGAATTAAGTGACAATCCTAATGATTTAAAATCTGTTAATGAACTTAGAAACATAATTGACACTAAGTACGATAGATTTAAAGTGTCACAAAACTTACAACCTGGTGTTGATGAGCTGAGTGAGACCATAAAGGTTTTGATGAAGGATGGTATAAAAACTAGAGATGATGCAAGACAAAATCCAAATTATTTAAATGCTAGAAATACTTTTATAAATTCATTTATAGAAACCAATCCAGATATACCTATGTCTGTTCTTGTGGATTATTTAGGTGTTGTTCCAGATGAAAAAGGAGAAGCAACAGATGTTTCATTTGAATTTACCTACGACCCTAAAGAAGCAGCTACATCAAATAAATTTATATTAATGCAGCCTAATGAAAATACTGGGAGATATGAGGCTAAATTAAACAACGACCAAAAAGAAATGGCTAGAAAAGCTTTAACCACAAAGTTTGAAGCTATGGTTGATAGGGAAGATACAGCTATGCCTATTGAAAAATTAACAGCTGGAGAAAAATTAGATATAAAACAAGCTCAACGAGTAGGAGAAGCAATAGGTAAAACTTTTTATAGTAATGATACAAATGATTTTGAGGTAGCAATAAATCTTATTAAAGGTCAAACAGGAAATCCTCAGAATATAGTAGATTATGATTTTAAAAATAATCCAAACACTGGAGAGCCAGAATTAATTTTAACAAAATTAGATAAAAATGGAAGACGCTTACAGCTTCCTCCTATTGCTAAGTCAGAAAACGCCAAAGATTATTTTACTTCTGTAGTAACAGAATTTGCTCCTAAAGGCGCAGACATTGATGAAATAGTTAAGGTTGCTCTAGCATCATTACCTACCGATGCTGTTCGTAGCTCTACTGAATTTAAATATTCTATTCAAGATGCACCAAAACCAATAGATAAATTTGAAGAATATATAGAAACAAAGCTTCCTGAAATTAGCAAAACTAGCTCTTCACAAGCAAAGAAAGATTTAGAATTAATTTTTGGTAATCTAGGTTTAGACTTTGAAGTTGACACTGCTCGTGGGGTGGGAGCAAATGTAACAATAAAAATAAAAGACGGCGTAGAAAAAAGATTTGATTTAGATTCGGATAAGGATATAAAAGATATAAAAGCGTTTTTAATAAAAAATTACGGGTTTTATAAAAAAATTATAGAACAATCAGAAAATATTATTGACGAGGAATTAAGAGATATAGATATAACTAATACCCCTCAACCTCAGCCTGGTCCTGGAGATGCAATTATTAAACAACAATAATTAAATGGATAAATTACAACAATTATATAACCTTTATTTAGACCAGGGGATTATAACTGAAGCTGTTTCTTTTGAGGAATTTTCGAATATAAATGAAAATCAACAACAACAATTATTTGACTTAGGTAAACAATCTGGTTTATTTGTAACTGCTACTGTTGAAGACTTTTCAAGCGCATGGCAGAATGCTGAGCCTGAACCTTTAACTAGCACAAGAGCTGATGTACGGCAGAGAGATTTAAAAAAAAAAGATTCGGAATCACTATTGGAGGATGGTTTTTCGGAGCAACCAAAACAAGCAGTTCAGACTAGCGTAAGAGCCGATGTAAGAGCTAGTGATTTAGAAAGAGCTGGAGACGAGCAGGAAAAAAGTGTCGTTGACGACACAGTAGAAAAACCCATAAGTGTACGAGCGCAGACTCGTGAGTCAGATTTAGAGCGTCCTAAAATTATACAACAAAAAAAAGAGGCAGAATCTCTTTTAAAAGAACAAAAGATGGATGTGCTAGACCTGGCACTTCAATTACCTACATTTGATTTTGAAGAACTTAATGAAGACGGTCAACAGATTGTTAATGATATGGCTGCTAAATATAATTTATCTGCTGATGAATTTTTAAAACAAGCAAAAGATAAAAAACAAGCTGTTGTTGATAGTGATTTTGGAGACTGGGTAAAGAACAATTTTAAAACAGCTGATGTGAGTTTAGGAGAGATGATTGTTAGTCTCCCTAGTAGTATATATGAATTTGGAGCTGCATATGTTTCTGACCCTATAAATAGATTGTTGGGTCGTAAAGAAACAAACCTAAAAGCTTTTGAAGAATTAATAGGAACAAGGTCAATATTAGACGGATTAATAAAAGAACAAGAATACCGTCAAAAACAAGATGCTTTATATAGAAAAGAAAAAGGGCTTGAAACAGGGATAGTTGAGGCTTTTTCAAATGGAGATTATAAAAACGGGAGTAAATTATTAATTAATTCAATTGTTCAAAGCGCCCCTGTAAGCTTAGGAATAATGGCTGCATCTGCTTCAGGAGTAGGTCTTATACCTTTAGCTACTGGAGCTACTGCATTGATGACTGGTCCAGAGTTAAGAAAACAAAAGGAAAATAATCCCAAGCAAGATAAAGCTTTGAGCGTTTTAAAAGCTATCGGTATGGCAGGTGCGGAAATGGTATTTAGCACAATTAGTCAAGGTACTTTAGGTCAGGTTTATAAAGAAATTATATTTAAAGAAGGTAAAAAAGAAGGGGTAAAAATATTTAAAAACACTCTTATTAATGCTTACAAGTCAGCGTTAAAAAAATATGGTCCTATAGCTGCTGCAACTGGAGAAGGAATAGAGGAGGTTGCAACACAAATAACTCAAAATCTTATAGACGGAAGACCTGCTTATGAAGGCGTGCCAGATGCATTCTTAGCTGGTATCGGGAGCGGAGGTGTATATGGCGCTCCTATAACTCTTATAAATGGCACAAAAGCAATCAATAAAGCAGTAGGTAAATTTAAAATATCTAGAAAAATAAATCGTAGTGAGTTTAGTGATATAGCTCAAGTGTTTCAATCAGAACAAACAACAGACTTACAGCTTGATTTAGTAAACACTAAGCGAGCGGATGAGGTTTTAATTGAAGACTTAAAACGCAAAATTGAAAAAGGAGAGATGACCAAAGAAGAGGCTGATAAGATACAGCAAAACTTTTTTGATACAGCTGTAGGTAATAACAAGTTAAAACCTTTAAATCTTACTAATGAGCAGAAGACTAAGACTATAGATTTATTAAAAAGAAAAAGAATTTTAGAAAGTGAGATAAAAGAAATAGACGATTCTAGTTTAAGTGTGAATAAACAAAAAGAATTAGATACTATTAATAAAGAGCTTTTATCTATTGTTGAATCAAAAACAAAAGAAGATGCCGTTCAAGAGTCAAGCCCAAAGGAGGTGGATGTACAAGAACAAGCCAGAGATGGCGAAGAGGTGGGAGTCGGAGACACCACCGGGGACATTACCGGAGAGATTACACCCGAAGCAGTTGAAACTACCAAAGTTTCAGAAGAAGAAGTTACCGAGCTTACTGAGGACCAGAAAGATGAGGTCAAAGATTTAGAGTTTTCTTTAGGTTTAAAACCACAGCAAACTAAGCAGAAAAAAGAATCTCCAGTTGATATATTTTTTGGTGAAACAATTGAGGATACAACAGAGTCTTTATCTGGTAATCTTGTTATAAATAAAAAAAATGAGACGGTAGATAAAACTCCAGACCAACTTAAAAGAATTAATTCTGTAACCAAAATAGCCAGGACAGCTGCTAAAGCTATATCTAAATTATTACCTAATACTAAAATCGTATTACATGATTCTACTACAGAGTTCCAAAAATATGTAACAACTCCCAATGCTGAAGCAGAATATAATCCAGCTGATAATGTAATTCATATAGACCTTTCTAAAGCTACAGATATAACTGTACCCCATGAAGTATTTCATGCGATATTTTTAGGTAAAGCCAAACAGACAAG